CCCCCCTACTCCCATACCCCCTCCCAGTGTCCTCCGGAGTGGACACCTTAGGGGGTATGCCCGAATAGTGTAGGTGTGTTTGTTAGTCTATATATCTTATATATATATATATAAAAGAGATAGACTAAAACCCCTCCCTAACACCCCTGTCCTCAAAAGGGGACACTTGACAGGGGGCAGAGGGTGTGCTACACTCCGCTGGGGGAGGGGGAGTATGGACCCACTGCAATCGCTTAAGTCGTTGACATACAAGGGGTTAGGTATCGATGATGGGCTTGGGAACCCAGAGGAATTTCTGCGGGACACTCCCAGAACCCTCCCGGAACCCGGCCGGAACCTAGACCGGGCCTCCCATGCCGATATCATAGGTGCCATTGATAGACTAAAACTTGAATGTAAGAATAGGAGAACTAACGCTAAGGAAGTTTCTAGATACGCTTGGCGCTGCACTTTCCTATTCAAGCATACAGGGCGGATATGCAATACAATCAATGCTCTGCAAAAAAGCTCGAAGACAGTTGTTAGGAAAACATGCTCTAAGTGCGGAAGTCCCAGAACAAATCCTCATACAATCCTAAGAGAACTGTTCGAGCTTAGTCGAGAAGAAATAGTCAAGGCCTTCATAGAGGAAGATGGTCTAACCCTAGACGAAGCTAATATTCGCTTCGATGAAATGGCCGATGAACAGGCTAGTATAGGAGAATCACTAAATGGATAAAGACATTAAAGAAGCTCTCAACTACTGGAGATACATGAACGATAAGGAAGGATACAGATACGCTCGATTCGAGGCCTCCCAGTTCGAGCATTCCCGAGTAGTTAAAGTCGAGGTGGGGACTATCCTCTATGACGGAAGGAAACAAAGTCCTCATCATGTCCGATACTTCTCTGAGGTAGACGGTATAGTCTACATCCATGATGGAGGCCTCTAATGATGAAATTAATTAGAGAGATAGTCCAAGTCATTGGAATCTACGCTATCTTCTATTGGCTTAATGAGCAGACTAAAAGGAAAATCTAATGTCTGAGTCAGTCCTCTGTGAATATTGTCTAGAACGAGGTCTAGAACCTCAACCTTCCATTGGTCTATACCAAGGTCGTTCTATATGCGACCCGTGCTTAGCTCCTATAATGGATAATAAGAATAATGTTCAGGAGGAAGGTATTCCCTCTGAAGGTACGTTAGAGGAGAAGAAAGCATTAGCTCTTAAAATCCTCGATAGTTTTGAAGAGTTGTTTAAAAACTGGCCCCTAACAGCAGACGAAACTCTGCAAGCTCACGAGGATTTCTATAATCATCGTCCTCCAGCAGTTATCAACTGTTCAATTGATGAACTAATTCAATTGAACTCGCGTAGAAAGGGACTTCTATACGCGATTAGACATAAAGACGAACGTTGGAGCACGGATATTGAAGTATTGAAAAGAAGTGAGCGCGAACGCGCGAACTTAACAGGCATTCAGAAGAGTATTAAAGAGAAAAAGAAAGCTCCTAGTGCAATTTCTCTCGAAGCTAAGAAGAAACTAGCTAAATCGATGGGAATAACACTCGAACAGTTAGAAGCAATGGGCCAGCAATCTAGGGAGGCTGAATTCGGCAAGATTCTGAAGAGTTCTCCAGCTAATCCAGCCCCTCCTAGTCCTCAACCTACGAGTTCTAGAGGAATATTAGGTGCCTTACAGTCAAAACTAAAAGAGACTGAGGCGAAGCCGAAGAAGAGAAATCCTATTACTGGGAAATGGATTGACTAATGGATACAAACATTACTGAAGCTTACCCTTCCTATATTGGAATGGGAAACGTTGTGATTTTTGTAAACATCAATTTCAAGCTAGGAGATAAAGTAGTAGCTATTCAGAGAGGAATTCTAGTTAGAGATCCAGATGCTGGAGAAACTTCTCAACTAGTAATTCAAGAACAAGTTGCTACAACTGAGACAACGGACTACCATGAGCAATGTTATGCTAAATTGTATAACATTGAGGTTAAATAATCATGGTCAGACAAATAGAAGCCACTCAATTATTCCTTAAACTAAAGGCGCAGTGCGCCCTTCCTCAGGAATGGTCCCTAGAGTATAATAAGAGCCCTAATAAGCTCGGAGCTTGTTGGCATCAACAGAAGAAGATAGTCCTTTCAGTTTATCTTTTGAATTCTAGAGAAAAAAGTGAAGTAGGGGACACTCTACTGCACGAGATAGCCCATGCTCTAGTAGGTCCAGGGCATAATCACGATGATACTTGGAAAGAGACTGCTAAGTCAATCGGCTGCACTGGAATGATTTGTGGTCAAATGCACATAGACCAAGTTCGCTCAGTTAGTCCTGCTGAACAAACAGGGAAGAAACACGTCGCCCCTTTAACTAAGAAATGTCCCGTCTGTGGAATGACAGCGGTTGAGGAAAGTCGAGCAACGTTTGGTAAGCAAACTTGGACCAGATTAGCCTGTAAGCACCTAGTAGCAATCGAGAGTTTAGAACAGTCTCAAGATTCATTCGAGAATTGGGAGAGTAAATCAGGTAAGAAACTCTATCATTATCAGGTTGAAGGCGCTCGTTTCACAGAACAGGCCAACGGTCGAGTATTAATCGCGGATGAACCTGGATTAGGCAAGACAGTCCAGGCAATCTCCTTTCTGAAATTTCATTCTGACATCGCACTCCCCGCACTCTGGGTATGCAAGACTACTCTCAAGGTTCAAGCAGCTAAAGAACTGGTAGACTGGTGCGATGTAGAGTATTTCCCTCAAATCCTCGCAAGTTCTAAGTCATTCGTCCTCCCGGGGATGAAAGTCTACGTTATCTCAATGGACCTCCTTAGGAACTTCCCCATTGAGAAGCTTAAAGCATTAGGTATTAAAACATTGATATTTGACGAATGTCAACATATCAAGAATCCTGATGCAGCACGCACTCAAGAGGTCCGTAGGCTAGTCAATGAAATGGACTTCACTATCATGCTATCTGGAACTCCCTGGAAGAATAGAGGTTCCGAGTATTTCAGCGTCCTAAACATGCTAGCGCCTGAAAGGTTCCCCTCCTATGCACACTTTAAGAATAAGTGGGTGTCGTATAAGTTCGACGAAAAGAAGGGGAAGTATGTTGAGGGCGGAATTAACGATATCCCAGCGTTCCGGGAATACACAAAGGATTTCGTTATTAGAAGACTTCGGAAAGATGTCCTCCCCGACCTACCTCCCGTTAATAGGCAACTCCGCTACGTCGAGCTCGATAAACTTTATGGGGAGAGTTACGAGAAAGCAGAAGAGAGAGTTGCTAATCTCGCTCGTGCAGCTATTCTTGAGGGAAAAGGTCTAAATATTCAGGCAATGGCTGCTGAGTTGATGTATCTTAAGCACATCACTGGTCTAGCCAAAGTAGATGCTCAAGTAGAGGATGCGAAAGAGTTTCTAGATGATAGAGAAGATTGGGAGAAGCTTACTCTATTTCACCATCACATCGACGTGGGCGATGAGCTGGAAAAGAAACTCAACGTCTATCTTAAGGAACAGGGCTATTCCCCCGCTCTACGTATGCTGGGCGGTATGGAAGCGTGGGACCGCAATAGAATACAAGAAAAGTTTAAGAACGATAAAAAGTGCAGAATCCTAATTGCTAGTACACTAGCATCAGGAGAAGGATTAAATCTCCAGTTCTGCCAGAATGCTAGCATGATGGAAAGACAATGGAATCCTGCTAATGAAGAACAAGCTGAACTTCGATTTTCCCGTCCGCTTAACTATAATGAATACCCCTCCTATCTTCAGGATGAACTCTTCGATGAGGACCGCAGTCCGAATAAAGTTTCAATCTCTATCCCCTACCTTATCTGTGCCGATACTATTGATGAGATGCTTACGAACATGGTTGAAAGTAAGAGGCTAAACTTTAGGCGCGCGATGAATACAGGGGAGGAAAACCTCACCTGGGATGAGAACGAAATGATTAGGGATTTAACTGAGGCCATTCTCAGGAAGAGATATGGAAAGGCAGCTTAGATGACCGGAAAGACCGCTGCTTACATGCAGAATCTACTAGAAGCTGCTAGGTGTCATAAGAGAGATTGTGCTAGGGAGGACTATAATGTCTCCCTTATCATGCTAAAGCATACAGCAGACTTTATCTTCAACTCTACTAGCTTTAGAAGCACTAAGGCTTTAGATGAAGCCCAAGCTATCATGGACCAGTTCAAGGAGATTTACTAATGCTCGCTATCGTCTACTACAACCTGCGTAAAGTAAACGGTGATGATATCAAAGCTCTATGCGATGCTATCAAGCCGTTCTATGATGAGATAATTCGTATGCCTCACATAGACGATGATGCTACGCCCTGTTCCGTTGTTCCTATTCCTAACAACAACGATGCTGGTAATGTGTCTATTCACCAAGCCAGGAGGGCACACTAATGGAAGATGAATTCAAACCTCCAACTATAGACCAGTGGCTTAAACTAACGAGGGAACATGGGGAAGCTCTTAGATTTCTCCTCAAGGAATACCATCCGAATAACAGACAGCCTGGGCGGAGAAAGAACCAAGACTTTATCACCGCTCCTGGAGCAGAGGCCGCTTGCACTGTTATTCGCCAACACATACGAGCCCAACAGGCGAGTGATCCTGTTGACAGATTTAATCTGGCTCTTGAAAGTAAGGATTGGAGAACTATCAATACTCTCCTTAACGAAGCATGGTTCGGAGTGCCAGAGTCTACTACTGCCTGGGGAGTTAGAGGATTCAGAGAAGCGGTCCATCTAATCGAGGAACCTCCAGATGAAGACACTACAGCTTACTAAGGAAGAGGCCCAAGTCTTAAAAGACTTTATCTATGCTCAGGGATATATTTCCCACGAGTTTCATTCGGGGATGTATCCCCTGACTAAGAAAGTAGAGGCTTTCCTTGCCGGAACAGAAGGATTGGGAGAAAATAGAGAAGTTGATTCGCCTAGCGAACAACAACCCGAACGAGAACGAAGCCAATCTAGCAGCACGGAAAGCGTGCTCCCTGCTCCAGAACGTAAGGTTCCGAACTACTAAGCTTGTAGATAAGGAAATGGAATGAAAGTCTCATTTACCGGCTCTCAATCAGGGATGACTCCGTTCCAGTATACTGAGCTCGTTCAGAGACTTAAGGACTTTGGATGCACGGAGCTAGTGAATGGATACTGTATCGGATCAGACGAGAAGTCAATTCTCGCAGCGATAGAAGCGGGAGTCCGTATCTTTACCCTCTATCCGAGTATCCTAAAACAGAAGCAGTCTAGAATCTTTGGAACTCCTAATAGGTTTGAGATTTGGCAGGAAATAGAGATCGATGGGCAGAAACTCCATTACCTATTCAAGACTCCTCGAAAGCCGCTAGAGAGGAATCACCTAATCGTAATGGAAAGTGAACAGTTAATTGCAACTCCTAAGGAATTCTCGCATACAGTTAGATCAGGAACTTGGGCGACTATTCGCTCCGGTTGGAAAACTAAGAAAAAGGTATTAGTTATACCTCCTATTGATAGGGAGTCCGCTAATGGACAAGGAAACACTGGATCTAATAGCTAATCACGTTAATGGAGAATTAAAACTTGAAGGATACAATACTGAAGAAATAGGACTAATCTGGATATCTTTAACTAAATTAGTACTTATTATGGATTTGAATCAGGCGCCTATCCATAATCCTCTCTTTGTAAAGTCCTTACACTCATTAGCCCGAGCGTTGGACCTAATAAATTCGCTAAGGAAAAAATAATGGAAAAGCGTAGGTTTCATCGTCAGGTATCGCAAGGTGAGTCGGAGACGAACAAAATTCGTAGGTATATTCATTCACCATTCTCTATCGAACATAATGAGAATGTTAAAGCTTCATGCGATAAGGATGGAAAGGTAACTATCACAGTTCTTGAACCGGGTAAGGAAGAATACGATGAAGTAATCGTTCCAGCTTCCCTTATTTTCAGACTCGAATCAATGCTAAGGGATACCAGAAAGGTTCGTTGGGTTCCCAGGGAAGAACAGGAAAAAGAGGAATAGTCCTCACCAATGAAAGGTTAAACCTCGATGCGTTTCTTATTTTCTCTAAGAGATAGAGATAAGCTATCAGCTAACGTAGTTTCTCAGGTAAAGGCTAAAGTCCGAGCAATTGCAGAACGAAATGAATGTTCCATGACCTTAGTGGTCAATACTATTCTTGCAGATGCACTTAACGTAAGCCTAAAGGAGCTTGAACGCTATGACACTAACGAAGCAGAATATCTTAAACTATCGGGAAAAGCTCGTTCGAGAACTTAAAGCGATTGATCTTACCCTTTCTATCTTCCAGGGAGAACCTAAAGAATCGAAGAGGAAGTCCATTCTAAATGAGGTTAAAAAGAGTAGGAAGAGTAAGTTCACCAAAGCCCAGAGGAAAGCAATGAGCCTCAGAATGAAAGACCTCTGGAAAAAAGGTAAGCTGGGGAAAAAGTGATGGAAACTCCTTTAGAAACTCAGTTAGTCCAGGAACAGATTGAAGAAACTGAAGGAAAATCCTGGATTAACCTAATGTTTGATTCTCAGATTCTATCTACATTTATGTCCTGCGAGCGGGAAATGGACCTGAGATTCAATCAGCATTTAATTCCTATCGGAGGGGTATCAAAAGCCTTTGAAAAAGGGACATTAGCCCATCACGGACTAGCTAAATACTATTTCCTGATGCAACAAGGGATTGATTATCCTACTCGAAAGGCAGTAGCTCGTGATGCTATGAGGAAAATCTTTCCTACCTTAAACAGTTTAGAGGGAGAGGACTTAGTTCTAGTCTTAAATACATTCGATGAGTATCTTGAATTTAGGAAAAACGATGTATTCCAAGTTATGTTCGTCGAGAAACTCTTTAGATTTATTGCATATGAAAACTATCCTCTGCGCATCATTCTTACAGGAAGAATTGATCTCGGGATCCTCGAATCGGGATCCAGGACAATTATACCAGTCGATCATAAAAGCGAATCAGAATCGTGGTTCTATTCAACGTTATCAAATCAGTTCAAGATCTACACTCTGGCTTGCAATGCTAATAGATTGATAGTTAATCGCTTCGGAATGCAGACGAGTAAGTCTCATAAGGAGAAATTTAAGAGAGAAGATCTAAACTTCGATGATGATGTTCTAGACGAATTCAAGAATGAAGTCCTTCCGTTCTATGCGAAGCGAATGATTATCGCTAACGAGGATAACTACTACGCTCCTAATTATGCAGCCTGCACACGCGGCCATTGGGGATGCATTTTTAGCGATAAATACAAAGGTGGAATATGCAATGTAACTAGACAACTGAGAAATCAGAAGATTCAATCTTACTTTATCAGCAAGGAATGGAATCCAAGTGACGACGCTCAGTCTTAAGGATTCTCATAAGATTGTTGAATCTTTAGCTCAGGAGAGTATAGTAGTCAATTACTGCTGGAGATATTCCAAAAGACATCGTCCTGATACTCAATATGGAGTAATTAATATCGAAGGTAAAGAACATAATGTTCATAGATTATCAGCATATTTATTCCTTCAACTTGATCTTAAGAAATCTAATCAGTTAGCCTGTCATAAAGATGAATGTTCTTTTAGAGATTGTTGGAACCCTGCGCATCTTTATGTAGGAAGTAAATCTTCTAATGCTTTAGATGCAATTAGAAAACAAGGACTGTTTGGTTTTAATAAACGAAATTCTAAATGTAAAAAATGTGGAAGACTTAAAGAGGGAGATAATCTTTATTTAACTAAGCAGGGTTGGAGTTGTTGTAAATTCTGCTTAAAAGTTAAGAGTTTATCTAGAAGAAAATCATGAGTAAACACTTTCATCAATATAGACGGACCGACATCGGTAAACGTGGCCCTTATATAGTTTATAAATGCTCTAACTGTCCCCACTACGTTTCTCCTGAACTCTTGTTAGGAAGGGAAGCGGCCTGTCCTAGATGCGATGAACCTTATAGGATTGAGGCTGCTCATCTCTCTCTCGCAGTTCCTCATTGTGATAAGTGTACTCAGAGGAGAGAAGCTAGTGCCTGAACAATTATATATTCATTATTTAGAAATTGTTAAGAATTTAAATTGTAATAGATGGGCAGAAGAATTAGATGAAGATCCTAACGCGGATACTCTAGCAACTAACGACCCTATAGAAGTAACCTGTCCGAATTGTATGGAGAAAATGAATGCCTAGGAAACTAGAGGATCTAATGCTAACTCCAGTCTTCTCAGGACTTTGGAAAGGGGTAACCGGCTCTGGAAAAACTATCGCTTCTTGTGGGAAAGAGTTCCGTCCATCCTACACTTTCGATTTTGAGGGTAGAATGGATTCCGTCGCAAATTATTATAAACGATTGGACGGACACTGCAAAGACGTTGAATTTGACACGTTTGCTATGGGAGAGTCCTGGCAAAGAGTAGATCAGCGAATGGAAGAGCTCGCTCAGTCCTGCCCGTATAAATCCGTGAATATCGCAAGTCTAACCTCATTCATCCATTTCGTTCTTAAGCACACTATCGAATCTAAGCACGGTGCTAAACGAAAGTCTGGTGCCGCAGCCGGTAAGTATATCGCCGGTATTCCAGTAAACGAACTAGAGGACTACAATGCCGAGGACGCAGCGATTATCTTCGAGCTTATCCAGTTCCTCCAAATGCTCAAGGACGCCGGAGTTAACGTATTTCTGGAAGCTCACATCACACCCTATGATATCAAGACAGGGACAGGGCAGAACGAAAGAATTGAGACAATTTTCCAGATTCTTACAAAGGGAAAGAAAGCACCTGCTCAGGTTCCTGGATACTTTAATGAGGTCTACCTTTTCGAGAGAAGCTACGAAGGGATGGCCTCAGCCGGAAACTCTAAGCTTGTCTATACAGTTAACACCCAAGGGAAACCGGGCCATGACTGTAAGTCTTCTATGGGGATTAAAGGATTCAACTGGACGGATCTTGACTTTTCAACTCTTCTGCTCGCCCAACTCGGCAAGGAAGTTAAGGACAATCCCAGGGTAGACCCAGGTAGACCAGTTCCGGTGAAGTTCTGATGGACCACGGAACATATCAGTTCAATATCCACTTTCTCTATAAGAAGGAGACTCCTATGTTCGATAAGACTAGAAAATTCTATAGGATTGTCAAAGTAGTTAAGAGGCAGAAAACTCCTCTAGTCCTGGAGAAAGTCTAATGGCCCCTAGGATTAAGAGAAAGAAGAGGGCTCCCAAGCCTAAGCTCGTTAGGGTAGGAAAGCACTTCATTTCCCCTAATGATGTTAGAGGAATCACTCAGGTTCGAGATGACTTGTATATAGTCAAGTTCTATTCTGAACCTAACCCAAACTACCCTTGCTGGATTAAGGCGTCAGAGATAGGGAAGCTCTTGGAACACTTCGAGATAGTCGATACTGACTAGCTCACCAATGTTAGTTGGGGCCAGGAAACCCCTCTAACCCAAGGAGACAAAGAGAATGATTACAGTCACAAAGAAAGACGCGATGAAAGCAACGCTCGTTGATAAGCCAGGATGGTATCCTGTGCTTGTTAAGGGCGTGTCCACGAAGCCTGCTAGCACGGACGGCTCGACTAACTTCATCTTCGAGATGGAGATTGCCGATGGTCCGTTCAAGGAAGTAGGCCTCAAGAACTTCATGATTAATGAGAAGGGCATCTATACCACTGGGCTGGCCTTCCTCATTGCTTGCGGTTTCCCGAAGGAACTTCTCGATGCAATCAAGAAGGGAGAAGCTCCCGATACTCCTATCGACGAGAATGATTGCGTCGGTAAGACTATCAACGCTTTCGTGGGTGTGACTAGCTGGGAGAATCGGAAGTCTAATGAGGCTCTCGATTTCCTCCCTCTCGGTGCAACTCTTCCCAAGACTGCGACTAAGTAAGTGAAGAAAGGGATAGGTAGGATTCAGATGAATAGGGTGCCTTGGCATCTAATTAATCTGGGCTCTAGGTAGGGGCCGGGAAGTCCTATCTATCCCCCTTTTTTAGTTTAGATTCTAACTCATCTTCTAGGAGGGAACTCATGTATCAAATGACAGATCAGGATAAGGAACGGTTAGATAATTCATTCACGTATCATCCTCTTAAAGGTGATCAAACAGAAAGATACGGAATTCTTAGGGGGAAAGCTCAGGATTTTGCAGAACTTCTCATGGAAATGGTTCCCCCTTCCCGTGAACGGAGTTTAGCAATTACCAAGCTTGAAGAATCAATCATGTGGGCTAACAAGGCGATTGCCTGCAATGAATGAACTCAAGCTCGCTCGCAGATTAAGGAAGGGAGGACAGATTCAACTTAAGTCTACCCTTTCTCCTAATAAAACTAGAGCCCGTAAGGGTAAGTGGCACGATCAGAGATCTCTAGATAAGTATAGGAAAGCTAGGGATACTAAACGACGCGAGTCGTAGACGAGCGGGCTTGATGGAATAGGCAAACATGGGGATATGTTGGAACTGGTATACAAAATGGACTTAAAATCCATCGCTGAAAAGCATGAGGGTTCGAATCCCTCTATCCCCACTAATCATCCTTTTTATCAAGGATGGAAAATCTATGGTCCCTATTCTAGAGCATCAGATAGTAGGAAGCATCTGATACTTGTTAATGGGGACAATAGAGTTACTATTTCTTATCCGAGATATCTCCTAGAATGTAAATTACAGAGGGTCTTAAGCAGGAGAGAGGAAGCCCATCATAAGAATGAGAACGAAACTGACGATCGATTCGATAATCTAGAGCCATTGACCCAAGCGGATCATAGATCTAAACATTCTAAATATCATGCTCAGAAGGTTAATTGTTCTAGATGTAAGAAATCTTTTGTTCTAAATGCTACGCAAGTTTCAAACAGGACTAGAGCAATAAGAATGGGACGTTGTAAAACTGGACCTTTTTGCTCACGATACTGTAGCGGGAAGATTAATAATTGATAGCCCGCACCAGATTGAAATTGCTAGTGAAAGTCCTCGTAGCCACTCAACCGAGTAAGACTAGCTGAAACAATGCTAGGGCTGAGGGAGCGGTGGTATATCTGGGATAGTCTAGTATCTCTAGTGAGGGCTAGTAAGCTAGCAAGGGGGAGGGGATCATTACAGCAATCATGCTAAGTGTGAGCCCCTCCCCTTCGTTTTAACTAGGAGGATTATGGACATCAAAGTTAATTTACAAGCTGAAGATATTAATAAGGCTATAGCAGATGCTATTGTTCAGTCCATCTTAGGAGAACAAATTATTAGGATGGTTAATGAGTATCTTAAAACTGTGTCAGTATCTGGATATAATAATCCTATCAAAACCCTAATAGAAGCAGAGGGTAAAAATATGATTGTTCAATTATTACATGAAAAGCAACAAATGTTTAAGGAGATGATTGATAAAGAGTTAACTACTGAGTTGGCTCAACAACTTGTAAGTAAGGCAATTGAGAAGTTAGTTAAGGGATATTAGGAGGATAGAATGGATGAAAATCTTTGTCCCGAGTGCTCGTCAAAGATGGTTTCTAGAAAACGAAAGTCAGATGGTGCTCGATTTTGGGAATGCTCCAATTTCCCAGCTTGCAAAGGGACTAGAGATAGTATGGGTCGATCAAAGTCTGATAGAGATAGAGAGTTTCCCGACCCTGAATCAGAAGCTCAGCAGGATCGAGCAATTAATAGACCTAGGTGGGATAGAGACTAAATGCCAACTAAATCAGATATCCACAAGGAGTCTGATTGGCTGAGAAAGTGCTCGTTAATATTCCTATTCCACGGTGAACGCTCAATGGGCACTAAACGCCCGAACAAGTGGAAATTGCTAGATACAGCTAATGAATTGGACTATTCCGTAGGGTTCGTAAGTGAGAGCATCTTTCTAGCTAAGAACATTCCTTTAGTCGATAAGTGTAAGACGCGAGACGAAGCTCTCTCTTTACTACGGAGGCTCTAGTGGACAAGAAGGAAATTCTTAAGAAACTAAAATCTAGATCTAAGATAGTTGGAGAATGTCTCATTTATACAGGAACTATAGGACTTCAAGGATATGGAAAATTATTTATTGATGGTAAACTCTATAAAACTCACAGGTTGTCTTGTTGGATCTATCATGATTTAGATTTAGATTCTAATCTGCGAGCCCTACACAAAGTAGAATGTAAAGCTAAATCTTGTTGGAATCCTGAACACCTTTATGTAGGAAATGATTCAGATAATCTCTATGACAGATATAAAGCAGGGTGGAAACATCCGAATACTCACAAAACAAAATGTCCTAAAGGGCATCCCTATGCAGGTAAAAATTTAATAGTTGAGAAACGGGGTTCTCGTAGGTGCAGAGAATGTAAGAATTCACGCCGTAGAATAGGAATTGGAGCCTAGAGTGGATTCTAAGTATGTCCCAGGTAAAGGGCCGGTAGGTAAGGTAGACCTAATGGTCGTAGGTATAGCCCCAGGTGGAGATGAAGTCTGGAAGGGAGAGCCGTTCGTAGGTCCATCGGGTGCCGTTCTAAAAGAGGATATGAAAGATGCTGGATATGCATTGGAACGATGTTATAAAACTAATGTTTTTAAGTATCAGTTGCCTAATAATGAGTTCGCTCGTTATAAGGAAATGGGACTCTCATTACCGCACGCACTGGCGGAGTTACAACAAGAAGTGGAATCATGCGATCCTAATTGTATCCTCGGTTTGGGAGATCCTGTTCTTTACTCTCTTGCTGCTAAGTCTGGGAAGGGTAATGGTATTAATGTTTGGAGAGGTTCGGTCCTTCCTGTCCTAGGAAATAGGAAAGCAGTATTCACCTGGCATCCTGCTGCTGAATTACATGGAAAAGGGGAAGGGAAGTTTGCAGCCTGGCAGAAGTATGTTAGGAAGTTTGATATTAAACGAGCTGTTGATCAATCCTCCTTTCGTGAAATAAGGAATCCATTTAGACACCTTTGGATCGCTAGAGATTCCTCAGAAGTTTATCGTTATCTAGAGCGTAACATCGGTGTTCATCAATACTGTGCCGTTGATATTGAAGCTATCGAGCATATCCCCGTCTGCATAGGTTTATCCTTCTCTACTGGAGAAGCAGTCTCCATTCCCCTCTGGAATCATTTCCCAGTTAAAGTCCACTGGGACTCCCATCCTAAAAAGAATAAGGAATACGTTCTTAAAGTTTCTGATCTCTCCGATTACGATTTAGCTTTTGTATGGAAACTGTTAGCTTCTTTGTTTTTGGATAAACGGGTCAAGTTCATAGGACAGAACTTCAAGTATGACGAAGATAAGCTCAACCGGCTCGGATTCTATTTCCATTCGCTCTACGCAGATACTCTCATCGCAGCAAAATGTATATCCAGTGAAATGCCGGGTGGTCTGGGATTTCTTACTTCTATCCACACAGAAGAACCCTATTATAAAGATGAGGGTAAAGACTTCGTCCCAGGCCGAGATAACATTCGTGATTTTCTTCTTTACAATTGCAAGGATGCAGCTTGCACTCTGGAAATTTTTCTGGCGCAATTGGCAGAACTTACCCAGATTCCTGGAGCGTTAGATTCGTTTCTGAACTTCAGGATGAAACTCCACCATGCTTATCATAAGGTGGAGAATGTAGGATTTAAGACTGATAATGATAGAAGGAAACAATTAATAGAGGCCTACGTTTATCGGCTCATTGAACTAGAGAAAGAGTTCAGAGCAATTACCCTCAACTATACTGAGGATATTATCAATATAGCTTCACCTGTTAGACTACATAAGTTAATTTATCAGGAGATGAGAATTCCTCTTAGAGCAGGAACAGGCGAGGAAGTCCTGACCGCTCTAATGGCAAACGTAGTCAAGGATCCAATTAAGAAAAGAGGGTTAGAAATTATTCTAGCTTGGAGAAGAGTTGATAAGACTCTAAGCACTTACCTAGCAGCGGAGGATGACTACGATGGAAGACTTAGAACAACTTATAAAATCACTGGAACAGAAAGCTTCAGAACTTCAACTCAAATACTCAAGAGTCCACTACGAAACAGAGAGATTGGATGGGCTCTCCAAACAGTTACCAAACATGGAGATACTGGAAACGATCTTAGAAGCATATTGGTCGCAGATCCAGGCTATGTTTTCGTTAACATTGACCAGTCACAAGCTGAAGCCAGAGTCTGCTCTAAGCTGGCTAACGATGAGGCAACACTTAGGTTATATGATTCAAATGATATTCACGCACTCACTGCTTCTAAAGTCTTTGGAGGAGATGAGGCTCGTTGGTCTAAAAAAGTCCTTGGATACGAATGTCCAGAACGATACTGCGGGAAAACAGCCCGACACGCCTATCACCTAGCAATCGGGAAACGGGAACTAATGATTAACATGAATACCGATGCTAGGAAGTATAAGATTCCTCTTAATATTTCAGAGTATAAAGCGGGTCAGATTCTAGAAGCATTAAGAAAGATGACCCCTAAGATTCAGGAGATCTATCATGAGGAAATTAAAAGACATCTCATGAATGACAGAAGACTCCATGGAACATACGGAGCCTCCTTCTACTTATACGAAGAGTGGGGAAACGATCTTTTCAAAGCTGCTTACTCTCGGATACCTCAACAAACTGTCTCAGATAAGACTAAGAAAGTCATGCTCTGGGCACAGAAGGAAATCTGGGATTGTAAAGTAGTGGGAGAGTCTCATGATGCCTTATTATTCCTGTGCCCTGAACGAAAAGTGGACGAATATGTTCCTCGTATTCGAGCAGAATTCGAAATTCCCATTGATTTTTCTCAATGTTCTCTTCCCAGAACGGAACTGGTAATCCCAACTGATGCCGAGATTGGATATAATTACGAGAAGCTTGAAAAGTATAAGATTAAGAAAGTAGCCTAATGGACTGGCTATCCCAGACAGTTGAAACTTTCGATGAGTTTGAATCCCCTAAACGTTTCTACTACTGGAGCATCCTCAGTGCAGTAAGCGCGATTCTCAAGGATAGAGTTTATTTTGATCGCTACCTCTATAAACTTTATCCAAATATCTACGTCCTATTATACGGACCATCAGCGATTAAGAAAGGACCACCAATTGGACTCGCCAAAGATATCGTCAATCGAGTGGGAAACACACGCGTCATCAATGGTAGAGCAACTGTTGAAGCCATTATTAAAGAACTTGGAACAGCACAAAGTCGTTCTGGAAAAGCTCCAATCAACGACTCATGCGGGTTTATCAATTCATCTGAACTCTCTAGCGCGCTTATTGGAAACACTAATTCACTCGATATCCTTACAGATCTCTTTGATAGAATCTACAATGAAGGGGTATGGACCTACAGAACAAAAACCGCAGAGTCCATCATCCTAAAGAACCCTACGATAACCTGGCTCGCTGGAACTAACGAAGCTCTATTCAGGGAATTCGTTCCGGAGAAGAATCTTAAGGGTGGATTGATTGGTCGAACGTTCGTAATCAGCGAGCATAAAGAGAATAGACTCAACTCTTTAATGTTCGAGCCCAAGATAATTATCGATCGTCAGAAGATAGCAGATGGAATAGCTCACATCACTAATCTAACTGGCGAATTCTACATGGCCGATGATGTCAGAAAAGCATTCAATGCGTGGTATGAAGAGTTCCGAATCAAAGTTGCCGCTAAGCTCGAAGATGATACTGGAACTGTCGGACGCATTGATGATAATATTCTCAAGCTTAGTATGCTTATTTCTGTGGCTCGCCGTAATGAGCTTAGAATTACCCTTGATGATATACAGGAAGCAATGGGGGAAGTCCTTCAGCTTATCGCCCCAACCAAGAAAGTTGCCCAGAGCCTTAAGCAAAACGAGATTACACTCACTGAGAAGCGAAATCTTGTCCTTAAATATCTTGCTAGCCGAGAAGATTTCAGTGAGACTAAGGTTAATCTTCTCCAACGTTTTACCTTGAAGATGGACCATGAAGATTTAGATAGGATCGTCGCCTTCCTAGAACAGGCGAAGGTTATCAGTATCAGTAACGCAGGAGGTAGTATTAAATACCGCCTGAATATGGAGATTCAAAAGGTAGCGGAATACGTTCGTGAAAACTTCAGCAAATGACTACTATCCAACGTTTATTTAGATATCGAAGTATTGATCCAGTAACAGGTTGTTGGTTATGGACAAAAGCTAGGGAAGATAAACAATGATCACCCCTCGTTTTACAAAAGAGTTAGAGCAACTCTTGAATGCTCATTCAATAGACTCGCTAAGCGACACCCCCGCAGCGATTCTAGCAGAGTTTATTACGGAGTTTCTTAACGATCTGCAAAAATTGAATAGAGCCAGGAGTAGAGCATGCGCGGAAAGTTCTCGACCATTACAGACAAAGGATTCGGATTTATCACAGGAGAAGATGGAGTAGAGTATTTCTGTCATAAATCCGCATTTCGAGGTAAGTGGTTCTCGATCATGGAAGAAGTGAAGGACGGGAAGGAGATTAAGGTAGAGTTCAAGAAGGGAGATGATCGAAAGGGAGCACGAGCGGAGGAGGTTAGATTAGTATGAAGAATTTAATAATCTCAATCTTTATTCTCGGCCTCTTCCTAGCAGCTTGTGGAGTAAAGCTTAAGAACTTCGATATGCAGGACGAGACTGCTGAAGTTAGAATCTCTGAGGATGCAGGTATCCGAGCAGTTTGTATCCAATGGTTTGAGATGCAATCTACTCCTCAGACTTACCAATGGAAGTGCTCTAATATTTCTGATTTAAGGAAGATTCTATTTCCTAAAGCGGGAGTGTGGTAAATGAGCGATTCGATGAGACCTTCTAATAAAGATAAGTTCGATTTCGATTCCGGAGCTTCTTCATCAGGAACTATTCCTCCCTATGAATGTTTAACTCTTAATTTCCTCCGTAGATGTGCTAGAAGGATGCAGTTAGGACTTCATTATGGAAAGCACAATTGGAAGAAAGGAGCGGAGGATAAGAAGTTCATCCTGGAGAGGCTAGGACATGCAGTAGAACATCTGCATAAAGCTATGGAACAGATCGACACTGATCAAAGAATGATAGATGACGATCTGTCCGCAGTAGCCGTTAACTGTATGTTCGGGATGGAATACCAGGAACGATTTAAGTTAAGCAGTCGAAAAGGGATATCCTTTGATAACGTAGAAGATGAGAAGTCCAGCTACACAGACCCTAAGGACCAGGAGGACATCACTACTAACAGGAAGCCCGAGTATTCTAATGATCGGAGGAAGTAAAAGATTCAGAAGAAAACCTGTGATTACCGCTATTATGATTCTCCAAAAAATTGGACCCATTTTATCTCCCGTAAACAGTAAGAGGAGCGCCTAATGCATCAGGAAAAATCAATGGAACTAGACTTGGATCTTCCTGAAGCAACTCGTACAAATCCTGGGTTATCATAGGAGTCATCAAAGACTTACCCATCGAATTCTCGAAGGGATTCGGATTAGTCATATCCAAGGGTTTATTCCCGAACTCCTTTTGATTTAGGAGTTGCATAGCAGTTTGCATAACTGGAGAAGCCAGCCCTTCCCCAAAGTCTTCAATGAGAGAGACAGCATCTCCCATTGGGGGCTGGCCTATTTTAAATCTATTCCCTGCTCCGGTTGTAACCTGACGAGAAGAAAGACGAGAACCTAGGGTAGCAAACCTTCCATAGCCTCCGGTAAAGTCAACTGAAACCCCCTTCTTTCCTCTACCGAATCTAGATTTCATATAGTCCGGGCTCGTAGGTTCATCCCCTGTTTTAGCTCCAAAGAGAGACATTAACGAATTCCCAGCTACAACCAATCCAGCGATTGAGAGTATCTGTTTCAGATATTCCTTCCTCATCACAGGATCAGCTTTAGCCCATGAGATAGGATTGAAGAACTTGTTGATGTTCTGAATCCTGGAAGAGAATAATCTAGGGGAGAACAAAGCTACATTAAGAACATCAGCATTAGATTCTACTGAAAAGCTCCTAGCTAATTTAGCTCCTGAAGCTGGTCCTAAGAATCGAGAGTTAGGAAGTTTAAGTTCTGGAGTTGATAATCTTCCTCTCCCTGTTGAGCGATTAACCTCATTCCCGATAAGCTGAGCAACGAGCGGATTCTTAGGATTATAAGTTTCAGCTTCATTTAGTTCCTTCTCGTTCTTAGCTCCCTTCTTAGTACTTTCATAAAGCCTATTATAGTTATCAACTAGAACCTGAGTAGCTCCCCTCCTTAATGAGAGGATAGCATCCGAGTAAGCTCGATTAGAAGCTCTAGGAGGGTTTGGAAGATTTAATCCGGTCTTTTTATTAACCCAGGCAATAGGCTTCTCAACTAAATCTAGACCCATAATAGCCTCTTCCTGCCCAATGAGAGGACCGGAAGTATGAGTTAGATCAACCTTTGCTAGATCATAGTAGGACGTAGCCTTTCCTCCCTGATCTCTCCAATTAGGTTGATTCAATGGATCAGTTTTTAGTTCGTTTAAGAATCTCTGATGCCCATCCTCAGAAGCATAAGAAATAAACTGCTGCCTAAAAGCTTTCCACCAGAAAGGTCTACCAGTATAAGCTACTCCCTGACGAAGAACTGGACCTAAGTCAGCGGTAGCCTTCATTCCTTTGAAAAATCCAGCAGCTTTGATTAGGACACCATCATCCTCTAGTTGTTGCCTTAAAGCTAAACTTCCGGGGTCTGGGGGCGGAGTTTTCCCTGATTGATATTGTCCGATTCTGTCGATGATGGGTTTCCTAGGAACTCCGCCTCCATTACCGCCAGCACTGCTCTGAGTGCCGCGCCTTCTTCCGGTGGGAGTTGCTGACTTGACTCCCGTTCCGCTAAGATAGTCCTCTGTAACAGCTGCTCTCCACCTACTTTCATCATAGATCCGTAGTAAGTCCTGAAATTCTGGAGTATACGCGAGATTTCCCCTTGCGTCTGTCCCTGAGAGGAGTCTGGTAAAGTCCGTCGCGAATTGAATCGGCTGTTCGATTCCTGTTTTTGCATAGATTTCTCCAAGTCTCTTAACGAATCCAAACCCGTGGCCCATGTCTAGACCACCGTGGTCCTGCACTTCCTTATAGTAAGTTTGCATGAACAAACCTACGTCAGGATGCATTAGATCTTCCCTATTGAACTTAACTACCGAAGAAGGATCTTCTCTTCCAATATGAGCAAGTTCATGCAAAGTAGTTACAGCCGTTGCAATAGCTGTATCGAACGGCCCCTCCTCATACTGCGCATGAGAGAAGGGATTAATTAGAATAATAGATTTCTTTCCCTTACTCTCAGGATTAGGAATATGCACACCATGCATGTTAGGATCGAGAACAATCCCAACTCCTTCTAACTTGTCAGACCATTCGGTATTACCAGATTTAGAAAGAGCTTCCTCAATAAAATCATCAAGGTAGGTAGTTAATTGTTTAATATAGGGACTATTAACGAGAGCAGATTTCTCAGTTGAAGATAGACGATCTCCGGGATCAAAGAGAATAGAGTTCCTGAATCTTTTTCCTTCTGTTGGAATGACAGCAAGATTCTCGTAAATCTCTTTTAGTTTACTCTGAGCCTGCACCCTACGAGGATTGATTAGAGTTTCGTCTAAATAATTTTTGATTTCCTGCTCTGTTTTTTCTTTCAAACCTTCTCTTTGGACAGGGAATGGATATTCCTTACTTCCTTCTTCCACCTTAGGCCTAACATTGATTAGGACCTCATCAGGTAAACCTTTAGTTTCCTCTTCTAAATAGTGCGTTCCCGAATATTGATACATTCCATTATTAAGAACTCTTAATCGGATAGCATTCCTAGGTTTATCTTCCCTAGAAACAGTATGAGGAATAGTTAAATCAACATCACTATGACCAAAGTCCCTAGTTGCAATAGGAGTATCATTATGAGTTAGTTCTGCAGTATAAGGATTATCCGTGAATCTATCCCAACTGTTAGTACCATATTTAGTTTTAATTTTAGTTGGAATCCCTCTAGAATACTTCATTACTTCCTCTACCATATTTTTGGCAGAGTATCCAGTTTGTTCAGGATTTAGACTAGTAATAATCTTAGTTCCCGTAGGAGTTCCATGAGGCATAAGCTCAGTCTTAGGCTTAACCTCAGTCATGAACTCTTCCGGAGTTCCTTGCATAGTATGCTTGACGATATTCGGACCTTCCTTGGTAATTGTCTCTACGGTAAAGTGTTCCCCTCCTAGCATGTAGGAAGCTTTACCTACGCCCTTACCTCCTGTAGCTCCCCCTTCAGTAGTTTTCCCGCTTGAATGGAAATCAGAGAAAACAGTCTCTAATTCCTTCCGGGTCATTCCTTTACCATTATCGGTAATGACAAGAGTAGCATCACCACCATAGGGATTATCAATATTGACTGTAACTTCTCCCTTGTCTCCTAAATGCCTGACCGCATCGATAGCATTCTGTAGACCTTCCCTGACCATGATAGAAGGTAAATCTCCAGAATAACCAGTAGTTAATTCCTGAGCAGACCGTCTAACATCTGCACCAATTTTAATACCACCAGTTTTAGTCCTAGCGAGGGCGATATCATCTTCTCCGGTAATAGGATCTACTAGAGTTCCCTCTTTAGTGAACCTTAGTTTTCTCTTCTGACTCGGATCCTCTACATCGACCCATCCTGGACCTTTTTCTTTAATATCTGTAGTAGATTTAACTGGAGGGATAATTTCCGATTCCTTTGATCCTAAAGGTGAGCGGACTTCAGCATTTCCTAGGAATCTCCTAGAGGTATTAGGAGGCAATTCACTCCCATAAGGTCTAAGTTTAATTCCAGTAGTATCACCAGATCCTAATCTTAACTGGCCAGGTTTATCAGGAGTAACATTCTTAGTTCCCCGATCGAAGGGAATATTCTCATCCCAAACTTCAGCATTTCCGAATCGAGAAGGAGAGCGCATCCCTCTAGGAGGAGCTCCGAATTCAAAGATTTTAGGAAGTAGGAGAGCACGAGGATCTGCTAGAGTTTCTCCGATTCCAAGGATTCCTCCGCCTACTACATCTTTATAAGCTTGTCCGAGAGTTGAAGTCGGAGACGAAGGAGTAACTAATTTTTCTAAACCTTCAGCAGCAGCCCTAGGACCGGGAATTCTAGGAACAGCGGGAGAAACTACATTCTGCTCGAAATCACCCAGAGCAACAGCGTCAGGAGATGAGGGTCCTAATATGATACCAGTGATATCCTTAGCTTTATCCCACCAAGTAGCATTAGGATCATCGAAGGTAGAACCTCTTAATCTAATCTTAGGGGGTTCTGGTTCAGGGGGATTTTCGAAGTTTACCCCTTTAAGTTCATCAAACTTAGGTTCAATAATAGGATTCCCTGAATCATCTACTAGCTGAGATTTAATCGGATTCCCATTATCATCAACTAATTGAGGCATTACTTACCTCCCAAATCCCAGCCTGTTCCAGTCCAAGTTCCGGTCTTACCATTAGAAGGTCCAGAATTCCAAGTATGTTTATCTCCAACCTTCCTTTTCTCAATGGGAGGGGGAGTAGCACCTACGGTGATAGTAGGTTGAGCTGCTTTAGGAGCAGGGGTATTCCTATTAAATCTAGAACCTCCAATAGACCCAGTATTATTCCCAGGAATAGCTCCAGGAACTTTAGTAGGAACTTCCTTCTCATCGATATACTTATTAAAGTCTGCGATGATTTCCGCATCCTTAGATTTATCCCTGAAATAACTCTTAGGAGGAATAATCTGGATTAGTCCATTATCAGGATCGATCTCAATCCAATCTGCAGCTTGAGGATGAGTCCTAGCCCATTCTCCTGCTCGATTCAGCTTTCTCTGCTTTAACTGAGTCTCGGAGGCATTTCCATCTTTTTGAGATAAACGCTCAGCAATCTCTTCTAAAGTATATTCATGCTGAGTTGCATCTCTCTCACGAGTAAACCCTTGCTGAAGATCGAGTATCTCCAGTTTCCCCGCCTGAGCGAGCTTTTGCCTCTGAGCAAAGGATAGGTCCTGCTGGTCGATAGTCTCAATGTGACCATCTCCATACCAGAGATAAGTTTGACCAGTGTTCTGATTGACTCGAATACCCTTAGCTCCCTCTCCAACTTTCTTTCTTAAGTCTAGAGCTCCAGCCTGAATATCTAATCTCCGATCTCCCTGCTCTAATCTCCTATTTCCCTGCTCTAATCTTCCCTCCCCTTCATCAGATTTTCTCTTAGATTCTAATAGTCTCCATTCATTAGTTAATCTATTGTATTCATCCCTGATAGCAGCGGAATTACGCCCAGCTTCAATCTGAGCTAGATTTCCTGTAACTCCAGCCTTCTGTTTCCAGTCTGATACTTCCCGCTCGTAAGTAGGATATAGAGCATGTTCAACAGTATCAGGATTTCCTGAAAGGGCAGCAACTGAGGCTCCGATTTTCCTTAAAGTGCTAGGTTCTTTTCTAACTGGAAAATTGTTAACTAAGTCTAAGAAAGCCTTATAAGCTCGATCCTCTGGATCATTGTTAGGAGGGGGAGGAGCATTCCCAAATGGATTATCTCCAGTCTCACTCCTTCTTAATTCTATAGGGACTCCCATAGGGTCAAGTTCTGCTCCAGTCTGAGTAGTAGGACTAGGAGTAGGAGGCATTCCTGCTAATTGTCCGATGCCAGAGAATACATTCCTAAATCTGGAATCGAGCATTAGATTACCCCCCTTCCAGAATCAATACCTGATCCAACGTAGCTTCCACTCCCAGTAGCACCGCCCCAGGGAACGCCCATTAACATACCACCGATTTGACCGATCTGTCCTACTCGGCCAATCGTATTCTCCCAGTTTCCTGGAATTTGAGAAGAGGCTTGCTGGGCACCCATCGTTCCTAAACTAAGCTGATTTCTTAAACCCTGAGCTTGTAACCAATTTCCAGTGGAACTAAGAAGTTGATTACCGAAGGTAGAGGACATTCCTGGAGAAGTTCCAAATAAGCTTTGTTTCCCTGCTGTTCCAAATCTTTTACCAGAGTTAATCATCTGGGCGATATCAGCCTCAGTTCCCCCAGCAGCATCGGATAGACCCTGATTCATGTCTCGGGCCATTCGTGCTTTGAGAGTTCCAAAACCTGGAGAATATCCTCCTTGGAGAGTTCTCTGTCTATCAACATCCCGGTTAGCACTTGCGTAGATTGAGCGGATAGGACTAAGAGCTCTTGATCGGATGTTCGAGATATCAAGGGGAGAATATCCTCCAGTTTTTGAAAAATTATCATATTCTCCCATGATGTTCCCGTAATCAGAGAATGCCTGATCCGTGGATCTATTATAGTTGTTAAACATCCCCTGAGTAGTCGGAACGATCATCTCGGATCGGAGACTGTCTAAATCCTTAGAAGCAGTCAGGTTCTCACGAGCAATAGTATTCCGAACTCGACGATCGTCTCCCTTAGCCATTTTCTATCCTCTCAGAAGTTGAGAACTAAAGAAGTCCCCTTAGTATTACGGAATCCATTCTTTTTTAACTGTTCCTCATATCCATGCTCCTGAATGAAAACATGGATTTGATTATACTGAAATTTATCAGCTATGAACATAGACGCCTGGAGAATATTCAATAGAGCTTCTCTCCTCGTCCTTACAGATTGTCTCTTATCCGTAATAAGTACAACTTCTGGAATCAATTGAATTCCACCGGCGCTTATAATCCGGTTCTCATCATCGTATGCGGTAAAACAACCTAAGAAATGTTTAGTGAAATCAGGAAAGGCAAATTCATTAGAATAAAACTCCTTATGAATTTCCTCTAATATCTTCAAATCTTCAGGCTTCATTCCTCTGATTTGCATCTGTTATCTCTAGGGTCACATCATCGAATTTGTAAGTGCTATGAATGTTTAATCCTAATTTCCCTAATAGTGCAATCTTACTATTTTGTAGTTGATTATAATCATTTAATATCTGCTTCTGTTTGAGCTCAATTTCCAACATTTGAGCTTTAACTTTCCAATATTCTAATCCGTCAAGTTTCATATATTTATGTAACGGGAACAGCTAAACAACCAGCAATTTTTGAATTATCAGTGGAAGCTGCCCAATTACCTCCTGCAAGTTTAGCAAATCCTATTTGAGTAGAAGCATTGTTAAAGCACCAAACTCCCGTATTAGTTCCATTATCCGTGCCGAAAATAACAGCATCCCAGCCGGCTAGGAAAGTATAGGTGCTTGGAATTGTTTTTAGTAGTAGAGTATTAGGAGTTCCTCCCACTGTAGTTGTTTGATATCTAAAAGCTAAAAATAGATTTCTTCCTACAATGAAATAACTATCTGCAACTACATCTCCGGAAGCTACAGTCCAAGTCATTGAACCGTTAGCAGTGAAATCTCCAGCTGAAAAGGTTTGAGTTAACCAACTCCCTTGATTATGACTAATTAAGAACCATCGGGAAGAAGCTGTACTGTATCGATAAGTAATTGAACCTTTTCCTGCCGCTAAAGGAGTAGGACCACTGGTTACATTGTTTAATAATCTATTAGTTGCAGTAGATCCTGAATCATTATGGGTGAAGAAAACGTTACCTGCTCCCACTGAAATGAAAGTAACTATCTGACCATTAATTCCAGGAGTTAACCCAGTTATAGTTAAATCAGAAGCATTATTTAACCTAACAAATTCAGTGCCACCATAGGCAAAATCATTTTGAGTTCCTGTATCTGTCTTAACATCATTGGAGTAACCAGAAATCTGTCTTGATTCTCCAGCTTCGTTAATGGCAAATACATTAACAGTTCCACTTACATCATTACCATAAAGACCACAAGTGTTAGATGCTAATGAAGAAGGAACAGTTCCATCTCCGAGAATTAAAGTCTTAGTCCCCGCTCCTGGATCACTATTAGTAGCAGCATCAAGGATTAGATTCTGATTAGAAGTGATATAAGCACGAGCAGTATTGTTAGTTCTAAAAGCTATAGGAGCATTAGTTCTAGTTCCAAATACCGCATTAGTTCCATCCCATAGCATCATTACCATTCCGGTAGCTGATGCATCTTGATAGGCTACACCGTTGGTTCCTGATATGGTAAACTGCGTGCCTATCTTCATCAAGGCTACAGCGGTCGCTGAGCCGATATCAAAAAGATCTCCGGAAGTTCCTACATAGAGATTGCCCGCACCAAATATAATTGAGGAAGTAGAGGTATCACTCTCCGCTGTTACTAACGGCATTAACATAACAATCGTGCCATTAGCATGAGTAGCTGCTGTAGTTCCGAATCTTCCTCTAGTACATCCGGTTAGAGTTGTAGCAGTTTTACCTGTGTAGGTAATTAACTCCCCTTGAATTTTGACAACTCCAGCAGTAGAAAATCCAGTTGCACTTACAACAGTTATTGTAGTATCAGCAGCACTAATCCCACCAATAATATTAATTGTAGTTTGAAATGAGGTAGCTAGTCCAAATCCAGCCCTAATATTACCATTAACCTGGAAAGAAGATTTAGGAGTAGCTGTTCCAATTCCTAATTGGATATTAGTATCATCCCAAAAGAAATTAGAATTATTTTCAGTTGCTAAACCATTAGAACCAGCGAATAAGACTGAACCAGGAGTGAATACAACATTGTTAGCAGTGCTTAAAATATTTAATTGGATTTCTCCTTGAGTAGCATGAGCTCGAACAACAATACCAACCTGCTGAATAAATGCACCGACACTACTTGGAGCAGTTGTTGTAATAGCTCCAGCAACAGATGCAGAAAGATAAACAATATTCCCTTCGATAAAAGCAGAAGTATCTAAGTTCTGGGCTAACCCAGAAACTAACATTAATCCATAGGAATTGTTAGCGATAGACTCTAATGTAATCCCTTCAGCATGCCTTTGAGTAGCAATTGTAGCGAGGGCTAAATTGATAGTAGGAACATTACCAGTTGATCCGTTAAGGTTAACTGCTTTACCAGCAGCAATTGTACTACCAGAAGTATTCCTAACTAATAGAACGTTATCCCTTGCAATGTTAATAGTACTTCCATCTTGGTCTATGTAGTAAGGAAATACATGACCATTCTGAGTATTTGCATAGACTCTAAGATGATTGGCAGCTGGAGTTGATGGAGTGGATATATTTGCATAATCCGAGAATCCATCATGTTCATCGTTAGTTAATACTCCACCGTCCCCAGCAGTAGAAGTATGATTATGATCCAGAGTTCCACTGGGAGTAGCTACACCATCTACTAAGACATTCCTACCGTTAACTCCAGTGATCATGCGTTTTCTAGACCAAAAAGGTTAAAGCTTAACTGTTGAGCACTGGCATAAACTCTGACAATATCTCCCTGAGCTAAGGAAACTCCTAAATTGAAGGAGATAACATCATTAGCAGCAATAGGAGTATCGTAGGCGATATACTGCTCATTACTGTCCGCAGCTCCTCCAATAGCAACTGAAATCCTAAAAGTCCGGGAAGCATTACTCCGATTACAAACGTTGATCGAGCTAATAATAGCACTTCTAACAGGCGCAGTTACAGTATAAGCATCCGTAAGAGTAGTAGCTGCTGGATTAGATTGTCCTAGAACTCTGTATATTTGGGGCATTAAGAGCTTCCCATGAAAAAGAAATCAGGAATTTCATTCTCTGAAGTAGTATCAATTGCCTCTATCTTCTTTTCCAATTCAGTTTTAGCTTCAGTAGTATCAGTAATCTGTTTCTCTAAAATGGTAATCAATCCATAAATAGTCTGATAGAGTGCATTATTCTGAGTTTGAATTTTACTATTAACTAGGAGTGCCATGAGATCAGAGGGATTCTTATTAGTCCCTCTAGGTTTGTAGGCCATTAGCGCACCTTGATTAGATAAACGTGGTTATTAGCGCGTAGAATAACCCCATTAACCTTGACATATTCACAACATTGAGGCTTATTAGCCTCTAGTTGGGGAAGTAGAGTGGTTGAGACTGAAAAAGCCCAGGATCTTCCCATTTCAAAATCTACCATAAAAGACTGGATGGTCATCATTAAAGTAAGGAGAACTGCTAAACTCTCAACCATTTTACAGTCCATTCATTGAAGCAGGATAATCTGCCCAGAGGGGCTTACCTAAGAGGATAATTCTATTGATCTTAAAATATTCATCAATCTCCGTAGTCTTTCCTTCTAACATTACTCTCTGCTCGTTGAAGTTAGCGAGTCTTAGAGGTTCAACCCTTGTAGTAGTTTGCATGGTGAAAGGAACAAGAGTTTGACTCCTAACCTCCTGAAAGGATAGTAATCTCATTTGTAAATCTCCGGTCCCGTTAATTCTCATACGGACCCCTCCGAAATGAGAAATGAACTCTCCTGAACTTCCCGCTCCTGAAACTGCTGAATTGTAGGGCATTATTCATCCCCCAGGATAGATTTAATAATATCTAATACCTGCTGTTCCAATTGATCCAATTCAGTTTTTCTTTCTAAATCAATAAGAGCTTGATTAAGTTTAGCTTTACTAATCTTAGAGTAATTATCTCTAATGTATTCCAATTCTCGATACTTCATCTTATTTACCTATCAATCCAGTCTTAAAGAAGGGATCCGGAATTTTTACATCTTCAGTTTCTTCAGGATCAAAAGATACCCAGAGGGTATCGTTCCTTTTATCAGGAACAATTTTATAAATGCCCGATAAAGGATTAGGAATTGCAGTTTCCGTATTAGTAACGGTTACGGTAATATTTTCTCCACCAAGAATTTCAATAGCAGCGGGATCTTGATCTCCTGTTACTGTGTAGGAGATAGTAAATCCAGTAACGGGAGTTTCCTGAATACTATAAGTCCCAGGAGCAAGATTTGAAAAAACTTGGGAATCAGTATCTCCTAAAGTAAATGAAGCAGGGGATAATCCACCTCCTGCGGTGAAATCAAATGTTTCACTTCCCAATCCTCCGACTAATACTTTATTAACAGTAATGGATCCAAGAGCCTCAGGAGCACTAACTCCTAAAACTAAAGGACAAGAGAAGGAGGGTCCAAAATATGCGGAGGGAGTAGCTGTTACATCCTCTTCATCTCTATAGACTCCAGCCTCAAATTCAGCGGCATTAAAATTAGATATCTCTGATCCATCAGAAGTATCAAATCTGATGAATTTTGTAATACCCTGGGTAAGAAAAAGGGCATACATAATCCAGAATGAATCTGGATCATCAGGGCCAATAGTAATCCGAGGAGGTGTTCCAGCAGGATAGTTAACATCTGTAACAGGATAAGTTCTTAGTAGAGTTCCGGCAGCATTATACTGTCTAACTTCAGCTTCACTATCGGGAGGGGTATGATAATATAGAGCAAGAATTGTATCATCAGCTAAACAGAGAACGTCCCAAATATCATCGAAATCTGGATCAGCAGGAGCTAAATCAGCTTCATAAGCATGAGTAGTTAAGTTCCATACTTTAATAGGCTTGCTGGCTCCTGCAAAGTTACCTGCAATGTAAAGACGGGTAGCATCTGAATTAACTGTAAATTGACTAATTGTGAAACTAGCCTGTTTCGGGATAGTGTTATTCTCTAATGTAGTTGGAGTTCCATCTGGAGCCCATTGGAAAAGAGAATAGAAAGATACTCCAATTAAGAGAGAATAAAAAACGTCTCCTGTAGGATTATAAGCTACTACATCTCCGTAAGTAGCATCAGCTATTCTAACTACTTCATTAAAGTCAACATCAAAGATAACAATTTCACTATTTACGAAATCATGGAAAATATAAGTTAGTGAAGTAGGTAGTGATCCACCAGATTCCCCAGCAGGGAAAAATGCAGGGTAAACATTAACTACTTCTTCTGTGGAAGGCCTAATAGTAATAAGAGAGAAATTGTCAATATCCTGATTGACTAATAAATCTCCTAATACAATAGCTATATTCGGACCTTCATCAACTCTTAAGCTTAAAACAGCAGTTCCAACATTTCCAGCTACCGAGGAAAATTTGAAGTAGTAAGTTCCTGCAGCTAATGAAAGTTGAAGAGGAAGATTCTGAGTATAATTGTAACCATTAAAAACTGTAGTTCCATCTGAAAGGTAAACTGTAGTAAGAACAGTATAAGCGATTAAATCTCCGAATCCAAAAACGGAGATAACCTTATCAGATCCTAAGATAATCTTATACCAAACAGTATAAGTTGTTCCAGCATCATTAACATCCTGGGTAGTAGTATAAGGGAAAGAACTCCCTACGTTAGTAGCGGTAGCTGAACTTATATTAGTAGGGGCAGGCATTATAGAGTATCCTGAGCACCGATAAGCAGAGTAGAAGTATTAATTAATGCAATTGAAGTCGTCTCGAAATCGAATTTCCATTTTGCCCATCTAATATTCTTAGGATCCATACCGTTGTTGTAGTCCCCCAAGAGCATACGTTTATTAGGTAAGGTAATGTAGATTCGTTGGAGGACTGTGTCATTCGCGATCTGGATAAGTCCGAAGAAGGATCGATCCAACGCGAGCCAATAATCAGCAATTTTCCATGATAATTCAGGTCTAGAGTAGAATCCATTGAAAATCATAACTCCAGAATAATCAACGATAAGTAGAAAGTCAATGTTAACACCTCCAGAATCAAGAACTGCTGATATTCCATGAACCGAAGCTCCGATGCCCTGATCAATTGGGAAAGGCTTCCAAGTTGAAGGAAGATCACCATTGTCATTAACCGCGTAAGTTCTTGTTTGCTTAAAAAGGTAGAAAACATCACGAAACTCTTGTCCGTTTGTAAGAGGGTTGCCATCAGGATAGATAATTACTACTCCATCTACCTGATCTATTGCCTCAGGTTCATCTGGAGCTGAGAAGTAAGCCACAGAAATATCATCATAAGTTGTTGTAAGACACATGCGGCCGTGATAAGATGCAAGAGTAACTCCGGCCGGAATTTCTGAGAAGTTGTCGATAAGATGTGATGCGTCATCAATAAGATCAACATCATAGAAGGAGAGAGTAAGATTAGTAGTAGTATTATCTTCGATAGTTCCACCGGGGATAAAGTAAAGCTGATATCCCAGATCATCCCCATTGTAATTATTGATAGCTCGTGTAGCAACAAGGTGCCTCTTAGTTACGAAAGAATCCGGAGATACCGGGATAGTGTCTATTTTAACTGCTCGATTTTCATTAACAAAAGTCTGAACGGCTAATGTCTCAGGACCAGGGGCAGTAAGATAACCTGTGTCAGTCTCATAGACAACACCAATAACGTGCAGCCCAAGATCACAATAACCCTCCACATCGGTATTCTCGGCTGTAATACCCCCACTAGTAGGATTAGGCAGAGCACCTACAACAAACGCGGTGGTAAGGCTAGCATCATCAATATCAATAATAGTGCTGATTGTAGTGTTATCACCGATAGTCTTAGCCAGATACATTGTATAGATTCCAGTATTAGAATCTATCTGGGCTTGCTCGAATTCTTCTGGATCAATAGAACGGGACATCCAGATTTTTCTTCCGGTAATTCCAACAGAACCGATAGGAAGATTCTGGACGTTAGCTTGCTTAGCTCCAGGAGAGTAAAGAAGAGGCTTAACGCTAGTTCCTATTGAAGTACTTTCTCCTCCTATACCATCGTCAAAAGTAACCCCGATGATATGAATTCCCTGATTGATTATCCCGTCTACAGAGGAATTGTAAGCAACTAATGGAGTATCATCACTGTTTGTAGGAGGGAATCCTGCTGCTTTCCTTGCACTTGTTCCATCTCCTTTGTAAACATAGACGAATTCATTCTGCATACCAATTTCTCGAGTCTCCCCAAGAGCAGTAACAGAACGAGTAATTGGAGTAATATAAGCTCTACCCGCGGTAAAGTAAATATTAAAGTCGTCCATATCTGCGATAGTAAGAATAGGACCATATAGAGTAGTTTCATCATAAGAATGATAAATAGATCCTCCCTCCACTAGGATAAGAAGGGATTGTCCAGAAGGCTGGATGAAATTGAACATCCGGATGACATTACCAACTGCTCGATAAGTGTCTACACCATCACGGGTTTCAAATCCGGACTGGATGTATTGGATATTCTCACAATCTGAAAAATGGTCTGAAGGGACAGAATCAGCATCACCCCTGACCCAGAGGCCATTAAATTCCTCTAGAACAATTGGTTCGTGATCTCTGATAGTCTGTCCCTTCATCCCTTTTTTCCTTAGTTAGCCGGAACTCCGTATTCTAACGTATCCTGGAGATAGTTCTGCCAAGTATCCGTAGCGTTACCAGTAACACCACCAGCAGGATCGAAATCAGCCGCTGCAATGTTAAAGGTATTCCAAGATACGAAATTGCGTAGACCGGTGTTACCAGATGCGAGGTTCATCGTAGCTGTAGTACTCTTCGAGATCACATTGTTAATGATCGCACAATCAACGAATGCGCCAATGATTCCATTAACGCAGGGAGCAATCCTGTTATTACGGACTACCCAACGCTGTGGAATTCTAATACCTTGGTTAGTGACTACAATAGCTCCACCGCCTGCTCCAGCCATGTCAGCGAAGAAATTATCTTCGATCAGAAGATGGGAAGCACCACCGTAATCCTCTAAACCGATTAAACCACCGGAAAGGTAGCAGCCTCGAAGAGTAAAGTGGGAAGCATCAGGATAGGTAGCCGTTTCCTCACAATGCAGCTTAATGCAAGCATCGTCAGTATGAGCGGCCATCTGAATACCTTCGATCGTCCAGCCCTGTTCCCTAAGCTCGATAAGAGGAGTAGTCGCAACTGGACTAGTAGGAGCTAACCAAGATGCACCCCCTCCAGTGGGAACGCCAGCGTTAGTAGCCTGACGAGGCTGATTATTAGCGCCCATGATAGTAACATCGAATACTCCAAGTGGAGCAATTGCCTGTTCTCGGAGAACTCCACCTAAGAGGATAAGATCACGGGAACGAAGATTTGGTGATAAATCAGCGAACGTCTCGAAAACATTTCGCTTTGGATTACCGAGAGTTCCTCCTCCACCCTGAGGAAGAATATACCAAACGTTATTAAAGCTTCCGTAGCCTCCTAATACAACGCGCTGATTAGTAGGCTGCTGATTACGCCAAAATCCGGCCTGTCCCATTTATCTATCTCCAGCAAAGTTCGCCAGGGCAGAATGCCCCAGAGACTAGATTACTCCCCTACGCTTGTAGCTTGACATGAACGGCCTTCGTCGAATGAAAATACCCTGCTTACCTTTAGTATCCCTTCCTAGCATGTTATTGAATGCATCTTCCGCTTGTCCTGCGAGAATCTTCGCTCGTTCTTCATTTTCTCCGATGAACATTGCACAGAGAGCAGCGGTGGAAAATCCGAGATAATTCAAGGAGTTGATAACATTGATTTCATCATCAACATCTGTAATCGTGTAGATCACAGAATGAATGAAGTCTAACTTTATATCAATGTCAGTATTAGAAGGGATGAACTTAATAATCTGCCCCATCCAGGCCCAACACGGAATAATGTTAGTTTCCATTCCATCCCAATAATGAGGTAAGAATTCATACCTATTAATAGGAATGAAAGGCTGAGATGTTCCAGTTGGACGCTGCCAGAGTTGCTGAATTTCAATTAATCCGGTTGGAAGAGCAGGATCTCCGATATCATCCCCACCAATGTTATCACCCCCTGCATCGACAGGAATAATAGCACTGGTCTCATTAGTAACCTGGAAGTTATTGAGTTCCAGCTTCTCTCCGAGCGTTCTAAACGCAATGTTTAAATAGGGAAGTTGCTCGGCATTTGTATAGACAGTCTTCGCACTATCATTCAGCAGAGAAGCTGCCATGTCACAAACATCTGAAGCTGGATAACTCATTTTTAGACCGCCATTTTAAGACCGAGAGCTTCAAATCTCTTAGGATCTAGAATAGTCTTGCAGTTAGCACAGACAGGATACTGATTCTGCCTGAGTGTTCCACAAGCAGGACACTGGTCCATTTGCATTGTCTTGAAATCCTGCAACCAGGGTTTCTCAAGCTTGAGAGCAATTGCAGCCTGACGAGCATCATTAGAAATTGCTAGAGGATTACCTTGAGTTCTAGCCCACATGGTATCTGAAATCTTAATTAAAGAAAGATACCATTCATGCTGCTTCTGGGCTGCTGTTTCAAGTTCCTTAGGAAAATTCTTCTTAACCGAAGCGGGAGTATGTTCTCCAGAAACGAAGAAAATACCCGGCTTACGATCAATAGTATTAGCTGCTAATTGAGAATTACAGTAGTCCTTTACGACTGAATCTGCAACGGCGAAGGAACTAACAGGAATTTCAAGGAGAGGTTCCTTCTCTCCCATTTCCTTCCACCAGCTAGAAGGACCAACTACTAAAGTCCCAGGAGTATCTACTGTTCCCGCAGGAATAATAAATAATCCTGGGAAGATAGTAGGCTTCCTCTCAACGAGCTTGTAAGGCAGGATAGATACTAGAGTGCTCTTATCCATTGGGTTAACAGGGGCTCTAACAGCCCGACGATTATAGTTATCAAAGGCTCCCATTAGTCTTCTCCTCTGTTTTTTCGTAATTCTGGGGCACCACTACGCCTTCCTTATAGGCTAAGGCATCCCCCGTATCTGTCTCATCACCGAACATTTCTTTGACTAAATTATCGATTCGTTCTAATTGATCTTCCTTAGTCATTTTAGGATCTATGATTTCTGGATCCTTGTATTTAACTCCCGTAGCTTTAGCAGCCTGTTTATAAACCTGTTCAACGATAAGATGCACAGCAGACCAAATAGGAGGAAGAGGTTTCCCAGCTTTATCCTCAAAGACCCAAACAGGTTCATAAGAGATTTGCTCAACAAGTTCATTCTCAACGAATTCAGGGATAGCAACGATACGCTCAAGGACGTACTTTTCCTGAATCCATTGTCTGTATTTTGGAACTTCTCTAACTTCTGGTTGAAGAAGAGGAAAACCCTCTCTAGTATGAGTCATCCATCTCTTTTCTAATTGATCTTCAGACCAGACTACTCTCCATACAGGCTTATCAGTAGTATCAAATCGTCCGTAATTTTCTAGTAGATTTCTATTAACCTGTTCTACGATTTCCTTACTCATTTCTTACCCTCATGAGCTATCGAAAAGTGGTTTCCATCCTGGAATCTACCGCCCCAAGAATAGGTAAGATCGGGAACTGATTTAGCTTCCCACCATTCTCCAAGAGCTCGATAATCTTCTGATTTGCTCAAGTATTTCCCACCCTTGAACAAATTCAAGTCAATAGCTAAGCGAACCGTATGAAGAGAATTCTTGATTCCCTTATCAGCATTAGCTAATCTTTCAGCTTCTTCCTTAGACCTGAAACACTCACCGAAGGTAAGCTCGTAGCCTAGACCAGTAGCGTGCTGGATTAACTCAGCTACACCTCTAACGAAGATAGACTGTTTCTCTCTTAAAGAAAGTTTCATAGGGTTGGGAGGAGGTTATTAGCCCCCTCCCTTCCTTTCCTACTTAGAGTAGTAGGTTGCCGTGATCGGGTTGTAGAACAAAAGCACCGGAACATACTGTGCAGGATCGACTGCATTAGCAATGTTCCCGCCAGTAGTTACACCACCAGGATTAGCGTTAGTAAAGACCAGCACAATCATATGCTGTCCGCTAATTGGAGGCGTAACAGTAGCGATAGCAGTTGTTCCAGTGATGATGCTAATGAAAGTCTCGATGGCCGCGCCAATAGACGATGCACTAGCAATGGTCAATGGACCAGGCTGCTGTTCGTTCTGAACGGTGCTAAGGTTCTGGAAGAGAAGTGATCCAGGCTGGCTCATGATTTTATCCTTTCTGGTTACGTTTATCGTTATGGAATTTCTGACAGGCTTTACAAAATCTCGTGCCCTGACGAATTGTTAAATTATCGCCAGAAAAAGGATGCCCTCTTTTACAGAATTCCTTATCACGATTACTATTCCTAGCACTAAGAAGATGAATTAACTTTCCCTTCTTGTAAGCATCAATTGTATTTTGTCTGGCTGTTCCAATAAAGAAATGACGATGCTCGATGCATTTCCTATTGTCACAATGATGACAAACAAGTTTAGGACTGTTAATGTCAAAGTCTAAGTATAGGGAAGCAACTAATCTTGCAACTCTATACCTCCTATCCTTATGGGAGACCTGGGCGTAACCATCTTTATCTAAAGTTCCAGTCCATTCTAAGCAAGGAAAACCATTCCAGCTTTTGGTCTGGCTAGGGATTACCCTTTTTATTAGATTTTTCAAGTTAGTTACAGGCCGTCCCACAGTCTAGGATCTCAGTAGTCTAGTTAGTTGTACCCATCCGGGATCGCCAACTCATCGATATAGGCGGTAGCAGCAGGATTCGTTACGAACGTCTGCATACCCACGACCATATAGAAGATGTCGGCCGTTGCCACACCACCACTCGCTCCTCGAATTTCGAAGATAGAACGGCCATCTGTCTTATAGAATCCGATGGGAAGAATCTCTCCACGGCCCCAGACCGAATCGGTAACAAAGTCGATTCTAGTCTTGTTCCACGAGTAACTTTCCTTAACCGGAGCGCCCGCCATCTGCATCTTGTCGAAGTACATATCAAGAGACTCTTCCATCGGCTTCTTAAAGATCATAGAAACCAACTGGCCAATCTCTTCATACGCCTGCTTCTGACAAGGATGCATCCAGGCGTTAGGCTTGAACGAGTTGTCAATACCTACTCGATTCCCAATCTTATTAATTGCAAGACGGGGGAGAGGGAGAGACAAAGCGTTGTTATTCGCCGAGACTCGGTTAGAACGAATCTCAGGAGTAGTAGCTCTGTTGAAACCTAACCACGTTCCCGTGCTAGCCGAAGAGTGATGATACGGAACTCCATAGATAGCAGGGAGCGAAGTAGGCGAGCTAATACCAGAGACAACTAACCGATCTCCGCTAGTAGAGCCCGTAACAGCAGGAGTGACATCGACGATACCGTTGTCCTGGTCCAGGAACGTGATAGTACCAGAACCTCGGAGAGTTGCCAGAGTAGAATCGAACACCTGAACAGTTTGGCCGAAACGGACTAAGCGAGTTCCGAATTCAGCAGTAAGCTGATAGGTGTCTACTCCACCTGATGTACTAACGGTATCAATTTCTCCAACTGCTCCAGTTCCATCCTGCATCATCTGACTATCTAACTGACGCCGGAGTTCATCTAGCGCAGTAGCAGTCAAACGACGAACAGCAGAAACAACTGCCTTACGATCTGAATCAGTAGACCATTCCGTCAGCTTGGTATACTCGATTCCCTCTTTAACAAACACGCTGTTAAGCGTGGCCTTATCCCAGGTAGGCCCGCCGCCTCGACCAAGATCGCCTCCGTTAGCGTCGAAATAGCCGAAGTTGCCTCCGGGACGAAGTTCCAGAGGAATACGCATGAGACGATTACTAATCTTCTCAACATCCCTCTTCTTAATGTTAGCAAAGAACCTATCATCTCGTTCAAAGAGAACAGAGATTTTAGGGAGCACGCGCTCCAGTTCTAAGCCAACAACCTGAGTTTCAGTTACGGCCATGTTTAATCCTCTAGTCCGCGTTAAGGAAGTCCAACGAACTCATGCCCGCTGGAATCTTAGATTTCTCACCGCTCTTATTATTTCCGCTATTATCAGAACGGGATGCGGATTTATTCCCTTGGCCGCTCGCTACGTGCCCATTTCGATCCTTATCGGATCTCCTAGAGGGCGCTACCCCTTGCAGCGCCTCTCCCCGAACTTTTCTAATCACCTGGGGTAGAATAACCTTTGCTCGCTCTTGGTAAGCTCGCCTAATCTTACCCACGTATTCTGGCGAGAATTTGTTAGTCTGAGCAGTCTTCCACATCTTTTCGCTCAGCTTCTTGAGTTCCTTGTCTTTATGAAGAAGTTCATTAACGTTGTCAACTGCTTCATTGATAGCAGTTCGCTTAACGTAAGAACTCATACGACCCTTTGGATCGATATGTTGCTCGACTGTTGCTTTAATAGTCGCGCTAACCCTCTCCTGAACTTCTCTCTGATTCGTTTCTAACTTTTCATTCTGGAAAGCTTCCCGTTCTTTCTCAAGATCACTCTTCTCCTTAGTCTGAGCTTTTCCAAACCTTTGAGGAGGAGTAAACTCTTCTGTTCCAAAAGCGAATTCATTAAGAATACGAGCCGCAGTCATGAGATCATCATCCTTCTTTTCAGAGGATAACTTTCCCATACGGGCGACGGTGCTTTTAATTACTGTCTCAATAACGTGGAAGTAAGCATCATTATCTACTTTAGCTAATTCAGGCAGATAGTTATCAACCATCTGTCCGAAAGCATCAGGATTGGACTCTTTAAGAGTCTTGAAAAGTCCTGCTGGAGAACCCTGGTTTAATTCCTTATCAATCTGTCCATATTCCTCTAGACGATTCTGGGCTTCCTTAGCATCAGATAAGGTAGGAAATACCTGACGATAATCCCTAGCCGCGTAATACGACTTCTCCAACTGGGGATATTTCTTAAAGAGATCAGGGAAGTCCTTAAGAACCTGAGCTCGGTTGAGAGGCTTGAGAACGTATTCGATTTCGTCGTCCTCATCCTCGTCTTCGTCTTCCGACTCGGACTCGTCTTCATCCTCTTCTTCATCTTCATCCTCATCCTTGTCTTCTTCCTTACCCTTAGACTTGAACTTGGATTCTTTCTTTTCTTCTTTATTTTCTTCGTCTAGTTCATCATCTTTATTAGAATCATCATCATCATCTTTATTAAGTTCCTCAGCGATGTCTAGAACAGATAGACCTTCCCCATTAGGAGTAGGAGGAGCTTCATCAGGAAAATAGAGAGGTAGCTTAATTAGTCGATCCAACATGTTCCGGTCCCTTCGGAGCCATTACTTTATCGTTTTGGGGTTTACCTGATTTAGCTCCTTTTTTATCAGGTTTCCCTCCCGGACCTTCTTCAGAATTTAAAGCTGCTTCCTGCTCCATTTGCATCTGCTGTTGCATCTGTAAAATCTGTTGATGCTGTTTCATGTGCAGGAGAACATTTTCATATCCAGCTGGATTCTCGACTTTAGCTAATCTCCCTGCCTCCGAGATTAACCAAGAACGGCAGATACGAGCATGAATCTCGTGATTATCTACATCAGGCTCGATAGGAACTGAAGGCATTCCAGCTTCAGCTATCATTTCTGGAGGAGCCGCTCCCATTAGAACAGCCTGTTCTACTTCCGGAGCAATCATAGGCTCCGAGTTGATCAGTTGAACGATCTCCTCTAGCTGAGCGAGCCTATCATCCTCGCCTGGCATTTGAATATCATCGAGCCCGACTACTTCAGCGAGTAATCCGATGTTCTCAGGAGAGATTAGAGCTTGCATTACCGTAGGATCAGCAGCCTGAAGGAATTGCATGATAGTATCCTTCTTCTGCATCCAACTCTGAGGCAAATTCTCTGCAGCTTCTAATTCAATATCTCCGATCTTTCCATCGAGTTCAGCTTTCCGGATGAAAACGTTGATGTAGTTTCCTGCACTATCCTTATCAACAAACCGCTCATCCTCAACCAGTTCATCGATATACATGGGAATAGATTTGGAGAACATATCTTTCCACCAAGCAGTAATCATTTTCCAAGGCGTTTGAAGCCTTTGCATTGCCTGATTCTTGCTCATTGAATACTGAGCAGCTGTTTTAGAACTATTAGGCTGACTTCCACCATAAAGGGAGGGAAGAGCACCAGAGGTAAACTGTCCTAACTGCTGAATCTCCTGACCGAAAGGTAAAGTTTCAGCCGAAAGAGTAGCAGTTTTAACCTCATAGAACGCATCACTTAAAGTTTTTCCTCCTTTAGGTGTAGCCGGGAAGATCATACCAGGGGCAACTTCTACTTGCCTATAAGCGTCAAAGTTAAGAACACTGGGATCAGCAAAGGTCTGTGGAATCCCGTGTTCGATCGTCTGGAGAACAAGCGAGATAAGCTCGTTCGTAATATCCTGAATAGAGGTAAGGAGTAGTCCCAGCGGCTGAAAATGTAAATGATCACTAAGAGGATTACGGGCAATAGTCCAATGATCGTCGAGATCCTCATTGTATGCCTCTGCAAACTCATCGTTTGCGAAAATTACCTTGCATCCGTTAGGATAAAGCTTTTTCAGTTCGTTAACGTCAGATTGCTCAGTGATATAATGGTAAGAATTAGGTCTAAGCCAGCAGTATCGGAGAGTGACAGTATTGACGGGATACTCTCCAAGGTATTCAGGCGATAGCCTACCCCATCGTTCGTAGGGATCATAGACCCCGCCAGATCCAGGTCCAAACCTTTTTGCATCAAAAGTCTTGCTTCGTAGATTTTCAAATCTAGCCCGGACATCAACATAATTTACCTCATGTGAATAAATAAGGTAAGGACATTCAGAAGGCTGTTTTGCATAAACAGAAACTTTAACCGATAGACGGCCATGAGCTTCTAAGCAGATACGAGATTTAGGACTAGTTTTAGTTCCTACTAACTTCTGAACTACAATCTTTGCCTTCTGAAGTCTAGGATCAACTAACTCTGAACACTTAGGACAAGCTAACTCTTGAGAAGCTAAGAGTTGATTAGGAACTTGTTCTGGACCGGGATTACTTTGGTCCTGAATCTGGGAATTAAATAGTTCATCAATTTCAGAACCACAGAAGGGGCAGATATGATGATCTTCTTCAACATTCTTGTATTCATCCGTCTCGTAAGTTCCATACTTCTCATCTTCTCTAGCGTAGTTGTAACCGAAGATCAATCCTTCAGTGCAATAGATAAATAATGCGTGCGTCCAGAGATAATTGACGTCGTTATGCTTATAGAGAAGTTTTGCAATTTTATCTCCTCCTTTAGCAGTTGTGATATCAAGTGGATCTTCAGCATCATCAGGAGAGCACTTAAGAGGAGGAACCGTTGTTGACAGAGCGGCAATAATGGACTCGAGATAAGCTCTAAAAACGTTAATTCTCTTATCGTAGAATGCAGCATCTCCGTAAGAGGCCTCATATACCGACTGGTCCCATACTCTCCAGTCGTGAGCAGTATCACTCCACCACACATTAGTTAGATTATCCCAAAAATATTTTAGTTGTTTAGAGACACGGATTTGTCTCTCCCGCACAGAGCGATCTTCGTCCTGAGCAAAATCTACAATTTGCTTAAGTAGACGTTGAATCCGTTCACTAGGAACATTATTCATCTGAGGACTTTCGAGCGAATTTCTTACGCTTATCCTTAGGAGTTTCCTTAATAAATTCCTTAGCTACTCCCTTTTTTATATGATCTCCAATGCCTTTAAGTCTTCCATGAGCAGCAGCTTGCATAAACCTATACTGCTTACCCGACTTTGCTGGCATCAGAATCCTCTTCTTCTAGATCAAGTTCTTTCTCTAAAGTCTCGATCCTTTTTTCCGCATCCTTATCAATCTTGGGAACCTGAATCTTAGCTTCTGCTCGTTGTTGCTCTTCTAGAAACTTTTTCCTATCAGCAGATTCTAATTGTTGCCTAAGAACGGACCAAGGAGTATACTTACTCGGAACTGGCTGAAATGCTGATTGAGGAATAGGAGAAGGAGGAGAACTTTCCCGCAATCCTAATTTAGCTAATGATTCAACCAACCTTTCCGAGCGCATGAGCTCCTGTTCAAATAGAGCACGGAAGTAAGCACAGGACTCGCATTCCGGTCTTTGTTCTAAATTGAATAGCTTTTCTAAGATCCGTCCGAAAATATTCATCGCCTTTTATACCTCGTTACAGGCATTAGTTTCCCGCTCGTTTCTAACCTTGAGGCTTCTCGATAGTATGAGGTCCAGTCCTGTGTTCGCTGAAGATTTGCAACAATAATGGATTGCTGTTCAAGTCGCTTAAAATCTTCTGCAGCCTCTGCGAAATATTTGTCTGCTGTGTCACAAGCATATCGAATAGTATCATAAGGATCATCACCATCAAACTCAGCGACATCCTCATTAGGAATTCCATCACTGGACTTAGCATAGACACAGGACTTAATAGCATTAATAAGAAGAGGGCACCTCCCATCAAGTATTTGTAGCTTTGGAATACTTTGCTCTTCTGTTGGAGGCTGAAAGAGTTCCAGATATGCTTGATACTCTTTAACCCCTTTGTTCCGATATAACCAAGCCGCGTGAAGTTCGTTGTATTCGATTTGCTCTTTCTTTGGGACATACTTCTGCTTCCATCTTAGAAACTCGTGGAGGAGGAGCTTCCCTGCTATGCGCCGACCGGGAGAATTATCTGATAAATCAATAGGAACCCCAAGGGCATCTTCTATCTGCTGTTGGATTGTATGTTCCTGTCCTCGATCTTGTCCTACTGATTTACAGAATACTATCCTTTTAAAATTCTCTCTCTGGAAATACTCTCTTACATAGGGAGCCCATTCCTCGATCTTCATCTTTCGGAAGTGCTGCTCCCTGTAACAATAAACTCTACCTGTTGGGGAGATAGCTAAATAAAGGACGTAGGTCATAGCCTGGAAGCCCCAGTCCCCAACAAGAAGACGAGGCCACCAGTCTGGAATGTCAAATGCTTCTACAACATGAAGAGCATTATCAGGTTCATCTGGGTAATGACGATCTCGGAATTCCTCGAATACTTGGCCGAGATAAGCATCAAAGTTTCCGTAAAGTTTAGCGTTCTTCTCTGCTTCAGGTAATGCTTCTAAGCTCGCTGCATAAGTTGGATCAATGTGGGGATTATCTGCTTGCGTTGCGAATATAAATACCCGCTTAACCCCTCCACGTCCAACGATAATCTTTCCACCAGATTTCCATGGATCTACGAATCTTTTCTTAACCCATCCATGCCCAATGTTACCAGGCATCCCTGCTGCTCTAATAATCGAGGGAAGGGAAGGATCAGAAGTACGAACGCGAGTAAATCCAATATAGAGATAAATCCATTCTGTAAATGAAGTGAGCTCGTCTGGAGAAAATAGGTTAATCTCCATCGAATCGTATTTATGAACGTCATCTTCATTCTCACAATGACCTAGATAGATTACCGCCCCTGCATTTGCTAAACCGGAACCTCCCATCTGATCCACACGTGGAAAGGTCCAGGCCATATCCGACTTATTAAAGGTAGCTCCAAATCTGCGATAAATATCTCGGCTTCTAGGAACGATTTCGTTTCTAAGTTCTGGGAAAGTCCTCCGCATGAAAACCTGTTTGAATCTTGGGTTTTCATGTAACTTGTGAACGATCGGGTAATAGAGAAGAACGTCAGACTTCCCTGAACCCGCGCCACCACCATAGAATGCTTCCTTTACAGACCAAGGAATAGTAAGGAATGGTTCCTGCTTTAGGTTAGGAATCCATCCCTCATCTTTTCCGATACTCTTTGGATCTATCCGGGCCATTAAGGAGCAGGAGTAATTACTAACCTAAAATTCCCATTACTCTGGAAAACAGGAACTGCTAATACTGTAAAAGAAAGAGCCGGAACAGGAACTTTTAATGATTCTCCAGCTACATTAGTTGCAGTAATCTGGATGCTGTGATTCCCTACTGTAAGAGCAGGGAGTGGAGATTCACACTCAACATTAAGGAGAACGATGGAACAAGTAGGAACAAATGTAGTTCCCGTTGTAGTATTATCGATATAGTGCTTATAGGTGAAGGACAGGGCCTGAGCTACAGTGGTCGCCCCAGTAGGAGCATTAAAGACCATCTTAGCTGTTGGTCCTACTTGAACCTGGGAGAACGAAGAACTAGGAATTAGAATGATTGATAGAAGCAGAATTAACTTTTTCATTATCCTTAACCTCTAAAACTAAATTTCTCATCCCACAACCAGGACAAGCCCCATTAAGATTAACCTTATGAAGCTCGATCATAAGGATGATTTGACACTTAGTGCATCTTAATCTAGCTAGTTCTCCGTGAGGGGAGTTTATACCCATTTCTTAACAACTCTTCCTTCATCATTTGATGATCTTGTTCTAGTCTAAATAATCTTCCCAACATCGAAGTAGGTTCATCAGTGCTTCCCATTATCTCTAATAACCGGTCCACTTTCTTTCCTGTATTCCAAATTAGGCCCGCTAGAGATACTATCAAGGCAACTAGCAGGGAAGTCACCAATTGGTTGAGAACAATCATGGTTCCCTGGGAGTCCACATTTACGCAATCGTAAGGGTATACGTTCCACCGCTCGCTGTCAGAGTAATCGTGTTAGAACCCGTAAGTGCAAAAGTGCGAACCTGCCCATTAGTTAAAGTAAGAGAGAGAACCTCTCCAGGAAGATCAAAATCGATATCTACAATGTCTGTGATCACGATAGCGGTCGCCGTTAAACCAGGACCAACCGCTGCAGTTACAGTAGCTTGACTCATTTCCTTCTCCTTAGATATCTTTCGCGACTAGAAGTACTGAAACGCTTGCTCCGCCCGAGATTGCATCAAGTTCAACGTAGATGAACTTAACATTAGTATTAACTGTTCTAATCTCCCCAATCACGACAGTGCTCGTATCAATGATGGAGAAAGTAACTCCGTCAAGAGAACCCCAGAGTTTGAAAGTGCAGGAAGCTGGATCAGTTCCAAAGAAAGTCTGCCAGGTTAGAGTAGTGCTTCGATCAGGAAGTGCGTATTGAGTAGACTCTAATCCAGCACTGACAGTATCTTCATCAAAAAGAAGCTTAGGAATATTCAAGTTTAGAAGTTTCATTAAAGTTTCTCTCTCTTTGCTATGATAGTTGCTGAAACTCCTGAACCCGTGTTAACCCTAGCTGCGATGAACGTGCAATTCGTCTGAATGGTGAAGACTCCAGCGCTCGATTGATTCTCTAGAACGGAGAAGTGAGTTCCGTCTAATGAACCAAGGAGATCAACGTCACTGATAGTTCCGATGAATTGATAGGTGATCCTGGTAGAACCATTAGGAAGTGCGAAGGAGGAACTAACGGTATCATCTCCTGCACCAGAAAGAATAGTCTTAGGAACATCTACTGAGAGAAGTCCACCCCTTACCGTAATAGGCTCAGGCGGGGGAGCTACACTAACCCCTAGCCCCAGTGTAAAGAACTGGAGCATCGTAGATTCGGGAATTCCTAATGGTATTAGTCCGTTCATTGATTAGGAAGCTCTAGTAATCGAAGTCGGATCAGTTTCTGAATCAAGAGTGAAGGTCATGGAAGAAGTGCTTCCGTCTTCCTTTTTAACCGTAAGAGTAGTTCCGCTTAATGACTTCTCCATCAAGAATCGAGTAATCATCAACAGTGCTTGAGCATAAGAAGGACGAGAACCATCAGCTGCGACTGAATCGGCAACTGCTGTAGTTAATTCAGCTAATCCACCTCCAGCAGTTACGTCTACAGTTCTATCTGCGGTTGTGGGACGGAGGGCGCCTACTTTAGAGATAGAGAAGGAACCAACTACTTCGTTAACGACAGATACTGAATCTACAGTCCCTGCACTAATCACTACATCAAAGTTAGAACCGGCTGCGTAGAAGGAACCATCCGCACTCGTATCAATAGCTACATGATTAAGGCCGGTTTTAGAATCGAAGTCTACTGTTAGAGTGATTCCAGCGCTCGACTCTCCAGTATCATTGTCCTTATAGACTCGAAGGGCTGGAGAGCCCGCTAGGGTGAACGGAATACCAGTAGTGAACGAGCGAGTAGTGAATTTGAAGTAGACTACTTTAGAAGGAGTGTAGTCACCAGCGTAAGGCATTTACTCTATCCTCCAGAAGCGAGTCCACCAATGCCAACCATGCGTAGTCCCCCTTCTTGAGTAAATTGTGCTGCTCCAGGAGTGGTATACGCTACAATTCCATTGATTAGAGTACCTGGGAAACCTGCATTTCTCAAATCTTTACCACCACCATTTTTATTATTCAAGCTGAAGTCTCCTCCAGCTGCATTAATAAATGGTGTCTGGGTAAGAGTGAAGAAATTAATACTGAAGCAGAATGCACCAGTTCCCAGGCTGACGTTAGATGAGCCTGCTGCTCCATTGTTGAAGCCAGCGCAGTTCATCAAATTGATTGCTCTATTATTCGATGAAGCGTTGAATCCAAATGCTCCAGAAGCTGTATTACCTTCAGCAACAGAATTCACACAACAGTTTCCACCATTAGCTAAGCGGAAACCATCACGTCCATTAGCGTAGGAGATACAATTGATGAAATAGATACCAAAGGCAGCAGAGGAGAATCCGTCTGAGGAAGCTCCTGTATTATTATAGGAAATACAGTTAACACAAGCTCCTGTAGTCTGAGAGTTAGCATGAGAAAATCCGGTAACAGTATTCCCTTCTGCTACACAGGCATATGCAATTGAAACAGATTGAGCAAAGGCAGGTTGAGTTGAACAGCCGGTGGCCCAGCAATTAACTGCTATTGAACCGTTTAGAAGGTTAATACCAGTGTTGGTACAGTTGAGGGCTTTAACTTTGAAAGCGTAAGTGTAGTTACAGGATAGTCCTCTAGAGCTCGTTCGACTATTCCCGTTGATAACTAAGTTCCGGATGCAATTGTATTGGGAAGCACTGGAGAAGTTTACTAGAGTGAAGGAGGTGATTACTCCATCCGCGATAATAACTGGAGCAGTTCCTAAGTCTCCTCTAGAAGTCTGATATCCTTCAAAGAGGCAATCATTACCAGTAGAGAAGCATCCGTTAGTAACGTTAGTGCTGGTTGATGTAACTGTATAAGTTCCAGCTTTAATGTAGATTTTATTCCCTGCTTGAACTCCTCTGCCTGCTTCTCCCGGACTAGCGAGACAACCACCGATGTTCATGGTCATCCCGGTGCTAGATGCTACTGATGCATCAAGGGTAACTGTAGTAGCATTAGTAAAGGCAGTAACCTGTCTCCTAACGATAGCGATACCACCAGTTCCACCCTGAAGGTAGATGATGTTTCCTACTATTGCGCTCGTGAAGGAAGCTGTAGCGGAAGTAAGAGTAGTCGAACCGTTTGAGACTGCATCAGTTGTTGAGATATTATTCCCGGCAGTATTCTTAGCATCTTGCTGGGAATAGTCTGTTCCGCTCGCTCCAGTGACGAAAGCTCCGCCATTGGTATCATTGCCAGTAGTGCGGACTTCCCAGACTGTATCAGCTGAGAGACTCATCCTTCGGCCTCTTGAACATCAACCACTTCAAAAGTATCTTCTCCCCTAACTCTAGGAGAATAGACGATGAACTTCGGGCCGTGCTCGGGAGAATTAAATCCGCTCTTAGTCTTTTCTAGAACGTTCGCTAGCTTAAGAGCAGCTCCTGGGAGATCTTTCTGATCTAAGCACTCAGGATTGAAATGATCGAGGGATCTTAATAGTTTCTCAGTCGAGACTTCAGCGATTCTAGTCTGAGCAGTTTTAATAACTTCTCTGACTTCATGATTAACCGTTCTAGTGTCAATGTTAGGAGTATTAAATCCTCTAGAGATCGAGGAGACTGAGGGTCCCGATGTTCCATGTAGCTTAGCAACTTCAGATTGAGAAAGATTAGGATTCAGGGAATCTAGGGCTATCAGTTCCTTCTCTAATTGAGATTTATTAGGAACACCTTCTTTCCTTCCTGGTTTACCTTCGTTAATGAATTCAGGAGGAAGGACGATCTCTCCATCCTCAACATTAGGCATAGGAAGCTTCGGAATAGGAATTTCCTTAACTTCATCATCCGAAATAATGATTTTCATATCCTATCCTATTTAGATTAATAGATTAACTGAATGCTCAGATTGATGGAAAACAGGCGCATTCGGAGGGTAACACAGGATGGTATAGAAGTCAAGCCTAGTCTAGGGATGAGTCTGACGGATCTGCGGCCTTCCTGGGCGGTTGGGCTGGGGTCCGATGAGTTGCTTGACAAAACCCTTGCAATGGATTACAATGCCCTTGCTGCCCTTGCAATGGGTTCCTCGGGGCTCCAATTGACCCGGTTGCCCGACCACTGTCCACAAAATAGGACACCTATCCTATTTGAAAAATCTAGAATAGAAAGAAGAAAAAATATGCTCAAAAAAGAACAAGTAGAGAAAATTTGTAAGAATTGTGGAAAGAGTTTTAAGACTGGAAGAACTAATAAAATCTATTGTTCCCAAAAATGTCAATGGGAATTTTGGAACAAAAAGAATCCAAGGATTAAAACAGAATTATGAAATGCACTTATTGTGGATTAACTTGTGATTCAGTAGATCATGTCCCACCCAAATCTGCTAGATTGGAGATTATTTCTACTGGATTAGTAATGAAATACCCTTTCATTGAAGTTCCAGCTTGTAGAGAATGTAACTCTGCTCTTGGAGCCCGCGGATTTTGGACTATTAAAGAACGAAGAGAATACATTAAGAGTTATCTAAAGGAAAAATATGGGAAGTATCTAATCCTCCCTAAATGGTCTCCGTCTGATCTAGATGATGTTTCTAAATCTCTAGGAGTATTTATTAAGAATTCCTTAGTTCTTAAAGAGATAATCAAGGAAAGACTCAATTATAGAGGTTCTCTAGGTCCAGTAGAAAAGGAAAAACGGGTTATTAAGAGAAAACCAAGAGAAAATAAATCGGGTAGACAATTCTGGCCTAGAGTCGAGAGAAAAAACTTTACACTTGAATGTCTCTGCGCTTTCGACTTTAAAGTAATGAGATTCCCTAGAAAGAATCAACTCTATTGCTCCCAAGTCTGCAAGCAGAGAGCGTTTCAATTCAGGAAGGACCTGAAGGATGAGGCTCAAAAAGGGGACCCAAAATAGAATAGGAGTTAAATTTAGAGTGCACATCCCGCTAGGTTGAGCAGCAAAACTCATGCCAAATGAGGCTCATAAAAGATTGGGGTAGGGGGTGTATTGTGATTGACTTGCGCTCGTTGCCTATGCTCTAATTACAGCGGGAACATTGCAGGCAGGTCGAGCATTTTCGCATAGCGAATTAGTCTACCTGGGAGAATGGACTAGGCTACGGATCCAAGGGCTGACGCGAGGGGGATTGAGCCCTGATACCGCCGGGGGTATGCTCTCGGCAGACTCCCATCCTCGCTTCGCTCGGATGAAAAAAAAATCAGTCCGAACCGCAATTAGTTGTTGACAGGTGAATCTCATTTCTCTATACTCTCTCTATCGACTCGACGCGCGGGGCACGGGGAACGCGCACGGTCAATCCCTCCGATTGGGGCTAGTTCAATCTTCCGATACGCGCCCGGAAATTTGGCGCCGTCTCTCACTGACTCTCTAGGGGCTTAGGCTGTCTTAGGGAATACAGGGAACGAATAACGGAACGGGTATCAACATGGAATCAGGTGGATTCACTGTAACAGATTGGAAATTAATCCAATCTCTTAAAAGGAGCGTAACTATCATGGGACGTAAAAAGGTTGATTACATGGCCGCCGAAGAGTTTAACGCATTCGGCATTGCTAACGACCCGGCCGAAGCAGCGAAGCAGATTGAATCAGGAGCCCTTAAAGCTACTGAGTCTGTAGACGATGCCGAAGGCAGCGTAATTGAGACTTTCTCAATCACTGTTCGCGGCAAGGTCACTGACGCTGAGGGAGTTGAAACGGAGAAGACTTTCTACGAATCCTCGAATCAGCCTTTCGGCTGGACGAAAGTTGTAGGATTCTCCGGTATCTTCGCTAACGAAGGTGCCGAGCTTGCGGACGATAAGGTTGCATTTATTGCCCAGGTATTCGAGGGTGAAAAGCAAGGCGAAGTAATTCAGAAGTTGATTGAGCTTTACAACTCAGTCAATCGGGAACGCGCAAAGGCTAACGAGTATTCGAGAGTGACGGGCATCTATAAGCCTGTTAGCGAAGAGGACCGCGCTAAGGCTAAGGACCAGTTTGTTAAGAACTACGCTAAGGCCTTTGGGGTTTCCCTCGAACAGGCCCGGACTGACCTTAAGGCGAAGGGGGTTATCTAATCTAACGATTAGAAACCTGGGATATCCTGCACTACTGACCCTGGGAGAGAGACTTTATAGTCTTTCTTCCGGGGTTTTCGGCGTTTTAGACTAGTCAGTTTACGAACGGGCTTCTAGCTTCCGCTGAAATGCCCTAAGGGTTCCGTAGACATTCCGCAGGGGTTCCGGGGGGTTATCGTCTCTAACTAGAGGCTAATCAAAGAGTTAAGATTACCCCTCCCCCTCCCCCCTACTCCCA